ATGATAGAAAAAAATTTATTTGAAATTATAAGAAATGCTAATTCTAAAAATGATGTGTTACTTAAATATTATGGTTACTCAAATAAAACAACGTATGATAAATTAGATATTTTAATAAAAAAATATAATATCGATGTAAGTCATTTTGAGAAGAAAATCAAATATTGTTTATTTTGCGGAAAACCTATAATAAGTAAATATAATAAATTTTGTAATAGTAGTTGTGCTGCAAGTTTTAATAATAAAAATAGAATATTATCAACAGAAACAAAAAATAAAATAAGTAATAGACTAAAAAATAGCGTTAAGGTTAAAAGAACGAAAAATGAAATTAAATTACCTGAATTAACTAGAATATGCATAATATGTAACAATGAATTTATTGTTAATGTTAGTCATAAAGGTTCTTATTTGAAAAATAAATGTTGTTCTGATACTTGTAGAAATAAATTAAGAAGCGACAATCAGAAAAAATATATGGAAAATGCGATATTTAATGGCTCACATAAAGGTTGGCAAACAAGAAATATTATAAGCTATCCTGAACAATTTTTTATTAATGTATTAAAAAATAATAATATTGATTTTAGTCATAATTTTCCGATAAATAAAAATAATTTAGGATTACGAAGTTCATGTAATTATTTTTTAGATTTCTATTTAAAAAATAAAAATATTGATTTGGAAATTGATGGTAGTCAACATAAGTACAGAAAAGAACATGATATTGAAAGAGATAAAATATTAAAAGAGAACGGTTTTAATGTTTATAGAATTAAATGGAAAAGTATTAATAGTGAATCAGGAAAAATTTATATTGAAAATGAAATTAAAAAATTTTTAGAGTTTTATGAAAACTCGTGATATGGTGTCTATAGTGTAACGGTTAGCACGACAGCTTGTGATTCTGTTGGTGAGAAGTTCGAATCTTCCTAGACACACCAATTATTGGCTCTGAACCAAGAGAGTACAGGTTCGAATCCTGTCAAGACAGCTTTTTATTATAGTCCTCTGGCAGAATGGTTAATGCATCGGTCTTTGAAGCCGACACTCTAACGGGTTTGCAGGTTCGAATCCTGCGGGGACTACAAAAAATACTTGTGTGATTGAAATTATTATTTATCTTTGCAAGAAAAAAGAGCGATGTATAAATTAAAACATGTACCAACCGGGTTATATTACCAGCCACATAAACATCGTGGCAGTAATTTAAGTAAACGAGGTAAAGTTTACCAAACGTCCACACATGGATTATCTTCAGCATATAAAGATGCTAAAAAGTATCCTGATGATGAGAGATATAAAACATTTAGAATTTATTGTGAAAAAGATAGTCTAATCTATAAACAGACTAAAGATATGTTAAATTGGGAAGATTGTAAATGGTCATATAATCAAGTGGCTGCTGAAACTAATTTAACTGATTGGATAATCGAAAATATTTGATATGTATTATATCGTTCAAGAAAATGTATTCCGTGAAGAAAACTATAACAGTTTGATTCTAGCATTGAATCGTTTAAATTTACCATATGAAATTGTTAATGTAAGACCATTCATTGAAACATTTAAATTTAAAACCAAAAGAAATGATGTGTTTCCTTTTGGTGCTGTAAAAATGTCGAGAATCTCCAAACAATATGGTTGGTATCCGGGTTCAACTTTATGCGAAAATCATGATTACGAAGTATATAGTAAGTATTATAAAGACAATTTGTTGAATTATGATTCGGAAATCGTTAAATTTGGTGATAATTTTTTTCGTGAAGATATTTTTTTCGCTAGACCTACTGAAGATACAAAAGTATTTACCGGGCGTGTTTTCGATATGGAGCAATGGAATATATTTAAAAACGAACAATCAACAAACGGTCATTCAACAATATTAAACCTTGACACTAAAATACAGATTTCAAGTGTAAAGAAAATACAAAAAGAAATTCGATTTTGGATTGTAAAAGGTGAAATTGCTACCGCAAGTCAGTATAGTTTAGGCGGTAGGTATTGTTTAGATGAATTTGTTGATGAATCAGCATATTCTTTCGTAAGAGAAATGATAAAGTTGTTTGAAATAAATGAAACGTTTGTAATGGATGTGTGTTTGGTTAATGGTCAGTATAAAATAGTCGAATGTGGTTGTACTAATAGTGCTGGCTTTTATCGAGCAAACATGCAAAAATTAATAATGTGCTTAGAAGAAGCATTTTCATAAAATTGTCCTGTTATGTAATGGTTAGCATACGACACTTTGACTGTCGGAGTCGTGGTTCGAGTCCACGCTGGACAACCAATAAATTTAGAACATATGGATGCTGAAGAACTGTTAAAAACAATTAAGTCCGATTTGGAAGAAATTCCGGAATTTAATGATAGAATCAATATCATTCCCACAACAGGTGACCCTACTGAAAAACAAAAAGACGTGTCTTTAATAATATTTGGAAAGTCAGATAATGGCTATTATCCAAGATTTATGGTCACAGTAAACGAATTAAATGAATAATCATGACTTATAATCTATATCTCGACGATTATCGTCAACCTCAAGATAGTTTCGACTATACCTATAATCAATTATATTTGCTTGGCTGGAAAGTTGTCCGTAGTTATAATGAATTCATAAAAGCTATTGAAGAAAACGGATTGCCTACAATGGTTTCATTTGACCATGATTTAGCTGATGAACACTATGACCCGGATTTACATGGTTCGGAAACATATAACGAACTTTACGATAGCTTCGTTGAAAAAACCGGATATGATTGTGCCAAATGGTTGATTGATTACTGTGCCGAAAATAAACTAGCACTTCCTGAAACAATATTGGTTCATTCAATGAATCCTGCTGGAACATTAAATATTAAATCAATATTCAATTCATACCATAAATCATTAGGTCTGCCAAAAATATTTAATATTTAGCGTATTTTTAATTTACTGATATTCAAACAATTAAATAAAATTTTTAAAAAAAATCAATTTTTCTCGCAAAAATGTTTGCAAATTGTGTAACCTTTTATACCTTTGCAACGTATTTAGATGAAACGAATAGTTAAAAATTTAAAAAATAACAAAATGAAGACTTTACTAAACATATTAGCAGTGGTTGTGGCAGTTGACCTCTTATGGGCAGATGCAGAGGATATGTTATGCAAAGTCGGGTTCAAAAATTTGAAACAATAAACCTCCTTTCTATTGTTATTGTTTAAAGAACCCGACTTAAGATTAAGCCGGGTTTTTTTGTTTTATGTAGTTCATTGAAATTGTGGGTTGAAAAATACGGTACTGTAGTTCAGTGGTGAGAATGGGGCACTGTCTATGCTCAGGTCGTGGGTTCGAGTCCCATCAGTACCGCAAAAAATAACGGGCGTGTAGTGTAATGGCTAACATCTCTGACTGTCTCTCAGAAGTAGGGGTTCGAATCCCACACGTTCGGCAATGTTGATTTTATTGAGGTTTTTCGCTGTTTTTTCGAACTGATTCGTATTTATAATAAATGACAGTTATGAATAAATTAGAATTTGAAAAAATCGTAAAAGAATCAGTATCGTTATCAGAAGTGTCAAGAAAATTATATGGTAACAATTTATGTGGAAATCGAAATACAGTAAAAAAATATATTAAGTTATTTAATTTAGATACGAATCATTTTATTCGTATCAATCAGACAAATTTTAACGACAACAAATATAATTTTATGCTGAAAATACCGATTGAAGATATATTAGTTCTTAATTCAACACATAGTACGTGTAATTTAAAAAATCGTCTATATAAAGAAGGATTAAAAGAACGTAAATGTGAATTGTGTGGACAGGATGAAAATTGGCATGGAAAGCATATGAGTTTAATTCTTGACCATATTAATGGAATGCATGATGATAATAGAATTGAAAATTTGAGAATTGTTTGTCCTAATTGTAATGCAACACTCCCAACACATGGAGGAAAAAATGTTGAAAGGATTAAGAAAATAAAAAATCTTGTCAATAAAAGCACTCTAAATAAGGACAAATCAATCAATCAACGTAAAGTTAAACGTCCTGAATATAAACAATTAGTTGATGAAATCAAAGAACTAGGATATTTAGGTACAGGTAGAAAATATGGTGTAAGTGATAATGCCATAAGAAAGTGGATAAAGTATTATGAAAAATATTAATGCTTAAATGATAAGCAAAAGAAATGCTCGGTTCATCTAACGGTTAGGATTCAAGGTTTTCAACCTTGCCATACGGTTTCGAGTACCGTACCGAGTACAATGGATTATAATCGATATAATCTGAAAGATGCAGCGTTGAACGAGTGGCTTATGTTGTCAGACTTTCAATCTGATATACTTCTAATAGAGGTATCAGGGGTTCGAATCCCCTACGCTGTACTGATGTTGCTTATTATCAACAAAAGATATTGTTTTGTCGGAAATAACCAACACTAACGTCGAAAATGAGAGTTATTGACGGAATTTTCATACAAAAATGCTTCCATATTTCAGTGGTTAAGAATGTCACTCCTACAAAGTGAATGTCGTTGGTTCGAATCCAACTGGAAGCACATAAATAGTCGTATGGCTTAGTGGTTTAGAGCGTTTGCTTTACAAGCAAAATATCGGGGGTTCGATTCCCTCTACGACTACAAATTTATAGGTTATATTACCGATAAATAACGTTTATAGGTTATATTACCGATAAATTAAAAATATGGGTGTCGTTTAACGGTAAGACGTTCCCCGCCCGAGGGGAAATATGGATTGTCTGCAGCATTAGGTTCGAATCCTCCCGCCCATGCTAAAATTCGAAATTATGATTACAATTATAGAAGCAGTAAAAGATACAACAGCAAAATTCAGTCATGCTATTGCAGGTGTATTGTATTACAATTTGTATGTGGGTGAAGATATTTATCAATTTGAAGTTGATATGAACGATAAAGCAGATGTTGGAACATCAACATTTTTTGCTGAATATCGTGGAATAACATTGATGAGATATATTAGGAAAGCACTTAATTCCAATACTCTTGTTAAGATTAATTAAGGAATGGCTCAGTGATGAAATTTGGTAGTACATAGCAGACTTAAAATCTGCTGCTCCGTGAGGGGCGTGTGGGTTCGAGTCCCATCTGAGCTACAACTATTTGGCTGCGTAGACCAACGGCAGAGTCAATACGCTAAGAACGTATAAAGTATCGGTTCGAATCCGATTGCAGCTACAAAAATTAAATGGCTACGTAGACCAACGGCAGAGTCGTCTGTTTCAAACACAGTTAAGTGTCGGTTCGAATCCGACCGTAGCTACAAAATGCACTCGTAGACCAACGGTAGAGTCAATACGCTTAGAACGTATAAAGTGTCGGTTCGAATCCGACCGGGTGTACAAATTAACTTGGGGTCGTAGCTCAATTGGCTAGAGCACCTGCCTTGCACGCAGGATGTTGAGGGTTCGAGTCCCTTCGACTCCACACAATATTGCGATATCTTCTAACGGTAGGATACCTCTCTCATAAGGAGACAATACGGGTTCGATTCCCGTTATCGCAACGATTAAATTTGGGGTTATGGTGAAACTGGCTATCATATGACACTTGCAATGTCATGTTTCGGAATCGTACTCCGATAGCTCCACAAAGTCGATGTTAGACGAGTTAAGAACTACTGCATCTATGGTAAATTAGTCGGGACTATAGAGTGCCTTGAACCGAATGTAGTTTATCGACTTTAATTTGATATTCTTCGTATTTATGAAAAAAAATGATTATATGGGATTTCAATTAGTTTCGTTTATTATAATGGTACTTGTGTTCGTATCATATGTATCGTTTATTTGGATTAAATACGGTGTACAAAGTTCAATCAGTGCTAGTTACTATGCATTACCTAAACAATATAACTTTCTATTTACATTATTTTGTTGGGGTTTTGCGATACCAGCAATAATTGCCGGGATAGATGTGACACCATTAATATTTTTTGCTGGTGCTGGTATTTGTTTTGTTGGTGCAGCAGCTCAAATAAATGATAGTTGGATATATAAAATACACGCTGCAGCAGCTATCGCAGGTGTTGGATTTAGTCAATTAGCAATTCTATTTGGTTATAATATGTGGCATGTTAATGCGATATCAGCGTCTTTAATGATTTTGATTGGGTTATTACTAAAAAAGAATAAAACATGGTGGATTGAATTAGTTGCATTTAGTGCAATTGTATATACAATAGGGGCATCAATATTTTAATTAGTGGGAAAAAATAAATATACGCTTGTCGTCTAATGGCTAAGATGTCGGCTTCCAACCCCGAAGATGAGGTTTCGATTACTTCCAAGCGTGCAAAATTAGTTTTGATGTAATAATACTTTTGCTGTTCGAAATACTATTTATATAAAAAATATTGTTATGAATAGTAAGATTGAAAAATATAGTAATGCTGAGATTATTGCTGTATTGGCAAAAAGTAAGTCACTAAGGGAAGTATTAATTAATTTTGGGTATAGTAGCAACGGTAGTGGTGGATATGCCTCAATTAAATCACAACTAATTAAAAGAGGAATTGTAATACCTAAATATCATTATTATGGTGACCATACATCAATTAAAGAAATAATTCCAATAGAAGATATTCTCGTTGAAAATTCAACCTATACGAATAGAGCTACTCTAAAAAAACGTTTAATTAATAAAGGGTTGTTGGAGTATAAATGTAAATGCGGAAATACTGGATGTTGGGAAGGTAAAAAATTATCATTACAATTAGAACACAAAAATGGTATTAATAATGACAACAGAATTGAAAATTTAGAATTTTTATGTCCCAACTGTCATTCTCAATCAGATACATTTGCAGGAAAAAACAATAAGCTGTTAAAATTTAGAGAAAAAAAACCTAAACAAAAAAACAAGCTTTGTTCGTGTGGTGCAACAATAAGTAATAATAGCGTTATGTGTCAAAAATGTCACCATAAGAGCTTACGTAAAGTAGACAGACCAGACCTAGATGTTTTATTGAATAGTGTTAATGAGATTGGATATGCTGCAACTGGAAAGAAATATGGCGTGAGTGACAATACCATACGAAAATGGATAAAATTTTGTTAGAATTGTAACATTTTTTAGAGCCTTTACGTATAAGTAAAAAAAATAATGATGAAAAAATTTATATTGGCTTTGATTGTGTTGTTGTTTTCAACGACTGTGTTCTCTCAGGTTGGTGCTAATTCCAAAACAGTTCTAAAATATTTTATTTTGGGATATGATAGTAAAGAATCACTAATAAAAAAAGGTGTCGATATTAATGATGCGAACACTACTGATTATCCTGATAATGTTACGATTGTAAGATTAGATGAATATTCTTTTAAAAAGGATGTTGTATTGTTGTTTGTTGACAATACCCTTTATAGTGTAAGATATTACGTATATAACGATAATCAATACCAAAGATATTTAAATATCTTATACAAAAAGTATAATGTGCTGCATTTTAACGGCGAATATTCATGGTTTAATGAATACATTAATATTGAATATGAGATTGGAGATGATAATGAGCGTGAATCATTTATACATTTTGATAAAATTTTACTAAAAAAATACCCACAATTTAAAGACTTTTAATTAATGAAACAAGCATTATTTAGTGTTAAACCTCAATAAATAAAACTCATGTTAATTTTATCGAAGAAAAAAGATTATTACGATGGCGTTGCCGGAACACTTGGCATTGATAAAACCATTGTTTATGAGCGAACTGAGATTAAACTGAAAAAAAATGAAATGTTCGACGCTTTTAGACGTGCTGACTATTATGGTAAACATAAAGACATAAGCCCATTTTTAAGATTGGGTAATTTCTTTATGAAGAAAATAAACCCACAGAAGTATCATAACTATTCATACTTTATTATTGGATTTTGTGGTAAAATCTATGTTGGTTTTAAATTATACGAATTGGTTGGTAATAATGGTGTTAAGACTACCATTACATACGATTTTGAAGAAATTAAGCCATTAGTTAATACCGAAAGAAGCTTTAATGGAAATATGGTTGACATCTATAACGAAATTATCAACTATGATGTTACATCTTATTTCCGGAAATTTAAGTCGCCAATTTTCGTGTATGACTCTTGCTATAACGAAGGGTATTATAGTTTGGGTCACAATACTATTCGCTTGAGTAATGACTCAGAATTGATAATCAACCCGATTCTAGCTGATTACGAATTCTATAAAGTTTTCGACAGTTTTCTTGCTTTTCAGGAAATTCAGATGTATATTAGCGGAGTTTTAGGTAATCCTGAAAAGGATACACTAAATATTGAAGATAAGTATAAAATAGCTCAATTCGGATTTGACAAATGGAGTTTCAGGAAAGAACCGCAGAAATAGACATTCAAAAAATATGGATGTTTCCTGCAAAATATGTTGAAAAACGTGACGATAAACACTTGGTTAAGGTGTTAATTAATGATGATTATTGTCAGATTAGAATATTTGATTCATATGCGTGTGAAGGTATTTCTGACCCTAACTTGTTGTTTGTTGGTGTAATGACAGGCGTTGGAGTATTGCAAGTAAACTTCGTTGATGCTAATGAATATTCTGAGTTGTTTAAAGAAAAGTGGAATGTTTTATTTGATTGATTATGGCACTTGATTTAGAAAAATTACATAATTGGTTTGAATCTGAAGAAGGCGAAGCTTTCATTGGGAAAGAAAGACAACGTGGAATGATTAAAAGAGATAGATATCATCGTTTTGAAGAATGGTTGAGTCAAAATGATTTTGATACATTAATCTACCGATTAATTTTTGAACATGATGACGAATATCGTGAAAAATGTTATTCTAACGGATGTGAACCATACCCCAATAATAAATTATCTTTCATAATTGAATATGTTACAGATACATTTCAACCAATATCCGTACCTGAATTAAATTCAGAATTTATGAATTCGATATATCCATTTAAAGGATATTTCATTCAAATTATTCATGGTCAAGGTACTATTGCTAAAATCTACAATAGGGAAGATAAGAGATTGTTATTACAAGTATAAGTGTGATGAGTAATACTAATAAACAAGATGATTGTAATTGTGGAAAGCCATTGAAAGTTAATGACCCACGCAGAACAAAGCCGATTATAAAAAAAACGGTTAAGAAAAGAAATTTGAAATAACTATCAACTATTTATATAAAAAATTTTACTATGAAAATTAAAGAAAGGGCATCTGTTTTCTAAGTTAAACTTAGAAAATTATGAAGGCAAAAATTATTAGTGAAACAACTACAAATCGTTATGAATTTAATCGTGCATATAAACACACTCTTGAAAGAAGTGGCAAAATTAGATGTTCGTATTGCAAATATCATGACAATGAAAATTATGAAGGTAAATGTTATGGCGGTTATGCGTGTGATAACAATATTAAATATCCTAATTGGAAATTAGTATCGAAAAATCCAAAACAATGGATGAAAAAACCCATTAAAATCGTCAAAACTCAAGGTAGGTGGTGTAGTGATATTTACACTGAATTAATATTTTAAAACAAAACCCATCGTAATTGATGGGTTTTGTTTTTATTTTCTAATTGTTAGTTTATAAATTCCGTATGCTGCGGAAGCAAATAACCAAAGACCTAAAAGTACTTCTGCAAGTACAGTACCTTCCTTTTCGTAAACATTTGAATAAGCGATAAAAATCACTAAGTAGTTTACTACAATAAACCAGTTTTTCTTAAACCAGTTTTTCAATTTTTCTAATAGATTTTTCATATGATATTAATTAAAAATAATCGTTTTGTGTGTGTAATATAATTATTAAACGATAATCACTTCTTCCCAATTATTATCGTGTGTTTCTTCAGTCATTACAACTGGTTTATCCCTTCGTACTTCATACTTTGTCAATATTGTGTCTTGTAATAAACTGTTTAATTGGTCATCAGATAGCGGGGAATAAGATATTCCAGAATTAAAATTCCTTAAATGTTTGTATTTTTGCAATAACGGATTACTTGATTTAACAATCGTAATATCGACCTCGTTATATTTTCCACGATTAACCAATCTTTCGAATAAATTAACAACTCTACTGAATTCAGTTTCATATACTTTATTTGAAGTGACTGCTATGTAATTAACGTTGTTGATTTTTAATATAATCGCAATCATTTCCCTACCTTTAACACTATCACTTACACCCAATTTATCATTACTATGTGCAGTAATATTATAGCCTAAACCCATACTATTAATTCTATTTGCTTCTCGATGAAAATTATATCCATGATTATCGCCATAATCGTGTTTTCCGTTAATTAAAAGCAAAACATGTATCATTTCATGTGCTAGAGTATCTTTAAACACACGATACGGCATTGCATGAAAATTAGACATTCCCAAGTAATTAATTTTTGATTCTCTTGATGCTCTGTTTATGTGTGCATTAACGTGACCAAGACTATATTTTCGATTTGACCATTTCATTGGTACTCGTGGAAGCTTATCATCAAACAATTGTGCATTTAGTTTATCGTATTCACGATATAAATCAATATTCTCGGGATTGATTATGTCAGTATCGTTAAATTTTTCATTTTCGTACAATACCTTATTAATTTCTTCAGTAATAATATTTGTTATGACATTAGAATTTGACATCACATGTATTTGTTTTAAAATCAAAATTTAATCCGGAAACATATAAGCCACCACCAATATTAAGACTTGCAGCACCTACAACGAATTTCCATTTAATTTCAGAAATATTCTTTTCTACTTCCTGTTCTTGAACATCGGTTTGTTTATTTAAATATTGAATCTTATATGTTCCCTCAACACTGTCAACGATTATATTGAAATTTTCAATTCCATATTGGTTTAACCAGAATACAATATGCCAATTAACCATAACATCACTCTCAATTATATTAAGGTCATAATCGGTTGAAAACCCTTCATAATTTATAAATGTCGAATTATTTATGCGTTGTTGAAATTTAAAATTATCTCCTTCAAAAACATATGCTTCGTTTAAATAATTTCCAACTTCTTCATTGATTATTTTATTGACTGAATTTTTCATTACTATTTTTTTCTATAAATACTTGATTGTTTTTAAAATAGTTTTACCTTTGCTGATTAGAATGGATTATAGTAATGATACAAAAATATTCTTCAGAAGCATCATCTATGAAACAAGTCCCAGCGGGATTTAAAATTGTGGATAAATATTTTGGCTGGAAACCGAATACAGTGAATTTTGATATTGGCGGTGGTAAATATGATTTATTTAGTGAAAAATTACGTGAAAAAAATGTAACAAATTTGGTGTATGACCCGTATAATAGAACCGCAGCACATAACTTAATGATATTAGAGCATGTTTTGGCATTTAATACAGATACAGCTACAATATTTAATGTGTTAAATGTTGTGATGGAATGTGAGGTTCAATTAATGATACTTTTATTGGCATATAATGGATTAAAAAGGCACGGACAGGTGTTTGTTCGCTCGACATATATGAATCCAAATAAAGCCTCGGGATTGACCAAATCTGGAACATATCAGCATTATTTGAAGCAAGAAGATTATTTGAAAATCGTGAAAGAAATATTTCATGATGCTAAGTTGGAGCACGGTATAATACATGCACATAAATGGGAATAAAAACAAACACTGAAAATTGTTGGCAATATGAAATAAGGGTTGCTAACCGGGATGAAGATTTAAAAAGAGCAAATTTATCTGAAGACGATGTTAAGGATTTAAGAGTTTCTGATTTTACAATACAATTCGAAGAAAAGGATGCGTGTTACGATGAAGTAAAAGAATTTATCGAACGACATGAATGGCTTGGCAGAATGAGTTTATATCCAACGCACATTTTTACTGCAAGATATAATGGTATATTAGCAGGTGTTGTGATAATGGATATGCCTAGTGTTTTTTCGAAATTAGTTGGAGAAAAGACCAAAAAGATTGAAAGATTAATTAGCAGAGGTGCATGCATTAGTTGGTCACCCAAAAATTTGGGAAGTTCATTAATAATGTACGCTATTAATTGGATGGTTAAAAACACCAGATTTAGAGTATTTGTCGCATATTCTGATGTGGAGGCAAATGAATTAGGTACTCTTTATCAAGCATGTAATTTTTATTATATTGGTAAGAAATCTGGTGCAAGCAAACAATATAGAATTGAATCAGGTAGATGGGTATCAGACAGATATTTTAGAGCACGTTCAGTATATAGAAAAGTTGCAAAAAATGATGGAATTATTTGGCAACTTGATTGGCAGAAAGGTGATAGTGTAAAGTTTGACCAAATGCCTGAAGATATTGCTAAAAGGATAAAAAAATTATCTAAAGATTATATGTTATCGTGCGAATCCCGGGAAATCGGTAAAAAGCATAAATACGTATATGTTTTAGGCGAGAATAAATATGAAACAAAACAATTGAGACGAGAATTTCTTGAAAGAAACAAGTTATACTCATATCCTAAAAAGAGGGGGACATAGAATGGAAATGTTGGAAGAAGTTGATTGGGCATTATTGCGGGAATATATTGACAATGGATTAATTGTTGCCAATAAGCATCCAGAATATGATATTTGGATTTTGAATTATTCACCTAAAGTACAATCTAAAAGATTTTGGGATGTATACACATTATCTTGTCGTGGAATGGTTGTTGATGGCAATGGTAATATTCTTGCTAGACCATTCATGAAATTCAAGAATTTTGAAGAACACGACCCATCAGAAATTGATATGTCTAAAGAATTTGAAATTTTTGAAAAAATGGATGGGTCATTGATTATAGTTTTCTTTTATGAAGAAATAATGCAATGGATTGTTGCTAGTCGTGGTTCATTTATTTCCGAGCAAGTTATTGAAGCACGTAAAATGATTGAAAATAATACTTTTGATGCATTGAATCGTAATTGCACATATTTGTTCGAAATTTTATATAAAGAAAATCGTATTGTTGTCGATTATGGTGATAGAAGGGAATTAGTGTTACTAGGTAACATTATAACTTCAACCGGGGAAGAATTACCATACGATAAATTGATTGCGATGTATTCTAAGTATTTTACTGTTGTTAAGAAATATGAATTAAAAAACATAAAGAATCTTAATGATTTGAAGGCACTTGAAGAAGAAAATCGTGAAGGTTTTGTTGTTAGGTTTTCTGACGGTTTTCGTGTTAAAGTAAAATTTAGTGAATATATCAGATTACATGGTATTTTAACGAATGTTTCAAATATTACGGTATGGGAACATTTGATGAATAATTATGATTTTGATTCGTTACTTGACCGAGTACCTGACGAATTTTATGATTGGTTGAAAAAAACAGTTGCTTCGTTGGAAAACGAATATAACTCAATTGAAAGACTATCGTTGAAAGAATTCATTCGTATTTATCATATCAATGATATTAAAACACGTAAAGAATTTGCAGCAGAAGCACTTAAAACTGAATATTGCAGCATCTTATTTAAAATGTTTGATAAAAGACCATATGATGAAATTATATGGAAGAAAATCAGACCAACATATTCAAAACCGTTTAAGGATGGTTATGAAGTAGGATAAATAAAATGGCTGCATTTAACAATGTAGCCATTTTTCATAGTATTTATATGAAAACGAAATACTATGAAACTATTAACATTAATTAAAAAATTCTTCAAGAAAATTTTCGGTAAACCCGAAAAACAAACATTTAAATTTGGTTGGGTAAAAGATAATGTAGACCCACGTGACCGTAAATTTAAAATTACTGCTCCTCATGAACTACCATCAATAGTAGATTTAAGACAATATTGTCCACCAGTCTATAATCAAGGCGAATTAGGTAGTTGTACTGCAAATGCTTTAGGTGCTGCATTTCAATTTGAACAAATTAAACAAAAGAAACAAGATTTTATTCCTTCAAGATTGTTCATTTATTATAATGAAAGAGCATTGGAGGGAACTATTAATGAAGATGCTGGTGCGATGATTCGTGATGGTATTAAAACAATGGTCAAAGACGGTGTTTGTTCAGAATCAATGTGGAAATATGATATTTGGAAATTTAAAACAAAACCGAATAATGATTGTTATCGTGTTGCGTTAGATAATCAAGTACTGGAATATTTAAGAATTAGTCCACATACGTTATATGAAGTAAAACATTGCTTATCTGATGGATATCCCGTAGCATTTGGGTTTACAATATATGAATCGTTTATGAGTGATGAAGTTGCTCGTACAGGAATTGCATCAATGCCTAAACCCGGAGAACAATCAATGGGTGGACATGCCGTACTTGCTGTTGGTTATGACGATAATAAACAAGCATTAATTGTTCGTAATAGTTGGGGTGAAAAATGGGGAATTAATGGATATTTCTATTTGCCTTACGGATATGTCGAACAATCAGGGTTATCTGCCGACTATTGGACAATTAGATTAGTTGAATAAAATATTGAAAATCAATAATTTAGAAAAAACTTTGAAAAATGTTGCTATTTTTTGTAACCTTTTCTTGTTTATTTCGTATTTATGCGTATATTTGCACTATTAAAAGTTGAACAATTAAAAAATAAAGAAATGAAAGCTACTGCAAAAAAATATTACGGTTATAAATCTTATAAGAAATCTCTTATGGAATCGGGAATGTTTTGTTCTGCAGGACGCAAAAAATAAGCAATGATTTTGCAAAGCCAGAAATTAAAAGAACCCGATTCGAAAGATTCGGGTTTTTTGTTTTTATATATTTGCTCTTGTAGCTTAAAGGTAGAGTAACTGACTCTTAATCAGTGGGTTGTGGGTTCGATTCCCACCGGGAGTACACGGAAATTTGGAACATTAACGGCACTGGACTGTAAATCCAACCTGCATCGCTAAATAGTCGTATTGGTCGCAGTAAGTAGGTTCGAATCCTACATGTTCCACAATATAAATGGGAATGCGCTAACGTTGGAGGGTTAGGCTTGACTGTAAATCAAGTACTTCGGTCTAGTAGGTTCGAATCCTACCATTCCTACAAACTGTTAAAATATAACAGTTATTATAATAAGATACTTCCGTAGTTTAATTGGTAAAACCCCACTCTTTTAAAGTGCGAGACTATGGGTTCAAGTCCCATCGGGAGTACTAAATTTGAACTAATTTTAATTTTAATAGTATTTATATTAAAATTAGTTCAAATTATGGAAAAATGTAAAAATTGTCAGGTAAATGATGCCGTAAAATACAGTAAATATAGTAACGGCGATTTTTGTTCGAGAGCATGTGCTAGAGCATATAGTACAAAAGAAAATAGAACCAATATTAATATTGCCGTAAGTAAGTCATTAAAAGGTAGGAAAGTTGGTGGTGTATTTCCATCTAAGAAATTGGAAGATAACAATATCATTAAAATCATCGACATTGATAAAATCAAAAAAATTAAAGAAAATAGGACTAAACTATTTAATGATAAAATACTAAATGCTGAATTTTCCACATTAAGTTATGAAAGACTAAGAAAAAGAATTATTTTAGAACAAAATAATAAATGTAATAAGTGTGGATTAAGTAAATGGTTAGATGTTCCACTTCCATTGGAATTGGAACATATCGACGGTAATCATCATAACAATAGTAGAGAAAATTTAGAGGCATTATGCCCTAATTGTCATGCTTTAACACCTACATGGAGAGGTAGAAATAAAACAACTAACAAGAAAAAAATTAGTGATGATACCTTATTAGAAGCATTAATTAGAAATAATTTTAATTTTAGACAATCACTAATATTCGTAGGTTTAGCACCTAAAGGCGGTAATTACAAAAGATGCCATAAATTAAAAAAAGAATTTGATGGTACTGATTTTATTTAATATTTCATTATTTTTTATTTAGTCTAAATAAAAATAACTTGCATTTTCCATTTTAATATATTATATTTGCTAAAAATAATTTCAAGTTTAATTATAATTAATATGGCTAGAGTTAAAGTAGAGGTAGAAATGCCAACAAATGAAAAAACACACATAATCTGTATTCTTGACCGTTCAGGGTCTATGTCCAACATTATTGACGATAGTGTTGGTGGATTCGGTACATTTCTGGATGAACAGAAAAAATTGCCGGATGAGGCAACAATCAGCGTTGTATTATTCGATGACCAATATGAATTGGTTTATGACAATATCGACATTAAAAAGGCTGAAAAAATTTCAAAAGAAGTTTGGAAGCCTAGAGGTATGACTGCATTATACGATGCAATTGGTAAAACAATTAATAGCACCCGGGCAACGTTTGCTAAATTAGATTACGTGAAACCATCGAAAGTATTGGTTTGTATTGTAACCGATGGTCAGGAAAATGCCAGTAAGGAGTATAAGTTGGATACCATTAAACAAATGATTAAAGAGTGCGAAGACGATAATTGGAATTTCATTTATCTCGCTGCAAACCAAGATGCATTTTCGGTTGGTAGTGGATTTGGAATTTCAACATCAAATACGTATACCTATACTGCAACTAGTGATGGCGTGTTTAATATGTCAGCAACATTATCTGATGCAACAGTGAGTTATCGTAGCATGTCAAGTAAGGATGCTAGTTTTAAATTAAAATCTAAAGGTCTTATTAATGCCGATAATCAAAATGGTTCATCAGTTGTTAGTAATACTGCAGGGTCGATTACTACAGATACTAATAAGTAATATTTTCTGTTTTGTATTTATTTCCGTTTTTTTGGGGTGCTATTTTATAGCACCCTTTTTTGTAATTTTTATTTAACATTTTAATAAAAATTGCTAAAAATCTAATCTACAAATACTTAAAAAAAAGCTTAAAATTATTCTTTACTTTTTCTAAAATGCTTGTATTTATTGAGGCAATAGAATATATTTGCGAAAATAATTTTAATAAAAAATATTTTTAATATGACGGAAAAAAATCTAAAAATTTATCCTAAACACGAAGTGGAAAAAGCTACTTTAGAGTATTTTAAAGGGGATGAGCTTGCTACAGATGTATGGATTAGAAAATATTGTCTAAAGGACGATAAGAATTTATATGAACTAACTCCCGATGATATGCATCGAAGAATCGCTAAAGAACTTGCGAGAATCGAAGCAAAGTATCCCAATGGTTTAAGTGAAGAATATATTTACGAAACATTGAAAGGATTCAATAGAATTGTTCCGGGTGGTTCACCAATGTCAGGCATCGGCAATAACAATCAAATTGTTTCATTATCCAATTGTTTCGTTATTGGGAACAAGACAGATAGTGATAGTTATGGCGGTATTTTGAAACTTGACCAAGAAGTTGTTCAGCTACAAAAAAGACGTGGCGGTGTTGGACTTGATATGTCGTTTATCAGACCAACTGGAAGCCCGGTAAAAAACTCAGCAATTACATCAACAGGTGTTGTTCCTTTCATGGAACGTTATTCAAATACAACTAAGGAAGTTGCCCAAGATGGTCGTAGAGGCGCATTAATGCTAAGCACATCAATTAAACATCCTGATTCTGAAAAATTCATTGATGCAAAACTCGAACAAGGTAAAGTAACTGGTGCAAATATTTCAGTAAAAATTACTGATGAATTTATGGAAGCTGCATTGAATAATACGCCATTTCATCAAAAATATCCAATTGATAGCAATGCGCCAAAATATGTGAAAGATGCGGATGCTAATAAAATTTGGAAAAAGATTATTCACAATGCATGGAAATCAGCAGAACCCGGTATTTTATTTTGGGATGCTATTATTCGTGAAAGTATTCCTGATTGTTACGCTGATTTGGGTTTTAGAACTGTTAGTACTAATCCTTGTGGTGAAATTCCGTTATGTCCAAATGATAGCTGTCGTTTATTGTCACTTAATTTATACGGTTATGTCCGTAATCCATTCACACCACAGGCGTATTTTGATTGGGAAGCATTTAAATTAGACGCTCGGATTGCTCAAAGATACATGGACGATATTATCGACCTTGAAATTGAAAAAATTGACGCAATATTAGCTAAAATTGAATCAGACCCTGAAGAAGAATTTATTAAACAAATCGAAATCAGTCTTTGGAATGAAATCAAACAAATGACTATTAATGGTCGTAGAACTGGTTTAGGTATTACTGCTGAAGGTGATATGTTGGCTGCTTTAGGTTTACGTTATGGCACTGACGAAGCAAACGATTTTAGCGAAAAAGTTCATGAAACATTAAAATTAAATGCTTATCGTTCATCAGTAAATATGGCTAAAGAACGTGGTGCTTTCCCTGTTTACGATTCTAAGCGTGAGGTTAATAATCCTTTTATTTTAAGAATTAAAGAAGCAGACTCTAAACTATATGATGATATGGTTAAGTATGGGCGTAGAAATATTGCATTGCTCACTATCGCACCAACTGGAACATTGAGTTTAATGACTCAAACAACATCAGGAATCGAACCAGTATTCTTGCCATTGTATATGAGGCGTAGGAAAATCAATCCACAGGAAAAAGATGTGCGTATTGACTATGTTGATGATGAAGGTATTGCATGGATGCAATATCCAGTATTTCACCATAAGTTCGAAAAATGGCTTGAAATCAACGGATACGATATTAAAGTTGTTAAGAGCATGAACAGCGAACAACTTGATGAAATCGTAAAAAAATCTCCATATTATAAAGCAACATCAAACGATGTTGATTGGGTTAAGAAAGTTGAAATGCAGGGTCGTTTACAAAAGCATGTAGACCATTCAATTTCAGTAACAGTTAATCTTCCAAATACGATTACTGAAGAAATGGTTGCTAAGGTATATGAAACTGGTTGGCGTGTGGGATGTAAAGGTCTTACTGTTTATCGTGATGGTAGTAGAAGCGGTGTGTTGGTTAGTACTGATGAAAAACCTGCTAAAGAAGTTAAAGATAATCAAGAACACTTCCATGAAAATCATGCGCCAAAGCGTCCTAAACGTTTGAAAGCAGATATTCATCGTTTCCAAAACAATCTTGAAAAATGGATTGCTGTTGTTGGATTGAAAGATGGTAGACCTTATGAAATATTCACAGGAAAACTTGAAAATGGTTTAAGTAAATTACCGCCAAATGTTAAAGAATGTGAAGTGGTGAAGAATATTATCGATGCTGTTGATGAAAATAATAATCCAATAAAAATCAAACGTTACGACATTGAATATATTGATGCTGACGGCGTTAAACAAGTACATACTGGTGTCAATCACGCATTTAATCCTGTATTCTGGAATTACGCCAAACTTATCTCGGGTATTATGAGACATGGAATGCCTACAATATATTTACACGAATTGATTGAATCTTTGAATTTTAGTGAAGAATATATCAATACTTGGAAAAATGGTGTTGCACGTGTGATAAAACGATATATTAAAGATGGCGAAAAGGGAAAAGGAAAATGTCCGAATTGTGGCAGTGAACATCTTGAATATAAAGAGGGGTGTTTAACTTGCATGGGGTGCGGAAATTCACGGTGCGGGTAAGAATTCCCACATCATATACTTTTCAATCATCCTCCACTATTTATATTAAATGCTGGAGGATTTTTTTATGATTAAATGTGAAATTTGTGGAAAGGAATTTAAAAACAATTTAGGCGGTGATTTAACTAATCATATACGTGACGTACATAATATGTCAACTGCTGATTATTATGTGCTAACTGTTTTAAATGAAATCGAGCCTAAATGTCAATGCGGATATTGTGATGAACGACCGAATTTTAATAGGGGCAAATTTTCAAAATATGCAATTGGACACAATAAATATGAGTGGCAAGAATTAAATTATGTTGAAAAACATAGTCACCCGAAATGTCAGAATCCTAATTGTGATAATGATGTGGAATTTTATCGAGGAAAGCCTAGAAAATACTGTTCACATAAATGTTCTGAGATTGCAGAGCCATCACATTGGAATCAATCGAAAGTAAAAGATACTGTTATTAGCAAATACCAAGTAGAAAATGTTTTTCAATTAGAAGAAGTAAAGGAAAAATCAAAAAACACATTGAAAAATAATTATGACGTTGAGTATTGTATGCAGTCTAAGGCTTTAGTTAATAAAAGAATCACTAATAATTTAAATAAGTATGGTGTTAAATATCCCCAATCGTTAACATATGTTAAAGAAAAACAAAAAGATTCGATATTAAAAAATTATGGTGTGACTCATTATTCAAAAACTGATGAATTTAAAGAATTAGCATCACAAAATATGTGTAAATACAATGAGAACCCAATTACTAATCATATGATTAAACAATATAAAAACACTAAATTATATTATCAATCATTACATGAGTTTCGTTTCCTTGAATATTGTGAGAATATTAGTATTATTGATGATATTAATAATTCGCCAACATTCAAATATTTAGATAGTCAATATGGAAAATGGCATTTACCTGATTTTAAGTATAATAATAATATCATTGAAATTAAATCAGCATATTGGTTAAAACGACAAGGTGGATGGGATAAAATTAATGCAAAAAGAAAATCTGTTGAGGCGTGTGGATATGTGTATGTTTTAATTTTAGATGAAAATTATGACGAATTTTTAAAAATACTTGTGTAAATGAAATTAAGTTTATATGTTTGTCGTGAATTAATTAGTAATTAATTGATTCAAATAAATAATAATTAGATATGGTATATAAAAATGAATATATCGTATTAATAAAAAACAAATGAAATGGAAAATTATTTTAAAAATTCTGACTCGATTCAGAATGTGGGCATTCTGCCAAATGTTGGTTATTTATCAACTATGAGAAATTCAGGTTATAATAATTATACAGCAATTGCTGATATTGTTGATAATTCATTAGAAACCGACGTAAATTCAAAAAATGTATGGGTTAATATTAATTTTAAATTAGCAGATAAAGAGTTAAAACCTGAAAGCAATATTACTATTATTGATGATGGGTGTGGAATGGATTTTAATATTCTACATGAAGCATTGAAATTAGGCTCAATTGGGTCTAAGGACTCAAGTATTGACCTTGGATGTTATGGAACTGGTTTAAAGACAGCCTTTTTATCTATCGGTAGGAAATTAGTTATTAAGACTAAAGAATTGAATTCACCATTTCTTATTGCAGTATTTGATTATGATTATATGATTGATAACAATATTTGGTCGGCTACTATTGGTGAAGGTTCTGATGAGGAATATGAAAAGTTTAAAACTAAAACAAGTTCCGAAACAGGTACGATTGTTGAAATTTCAAATATCGATAGAGCTAGTAATACAACAAATGTTACTAATTTTAAAGACACTTTGATTAAAAAATTTGGTTTAAATTATAAATATATCATTGAGGAAAATAAAGTCAATATTTTCGTTAATGGTTGTCTGGTAAAACCATTTGACCCAATGTATAGAAATGAAAATTGGTCAAAATTAATGAGTGAATTTAATGAAACTTTCGAATATAAAAATAAAACCTACAGATTTAATGCATATTATTTAGAGAGTCAATCCGGTAAATTTTCGGAATCAATCGGTAGAAATGCTGCTAATAATGGAATATATATTTATAGAAATTACAGATTAGTTGGTGAAGGTTTGTGTTTGGGAACTTTTACAAAAGGTGATGGTTATTTAAACGGATTTAGATTTGAGTTGTTTATTGATGGAAATGATGATTATATTTTCGGTTCATCCTTTTTAAAAGTTATCACAGAAAAAGATAAAACTACTATAGACCAAGGGTTCATGGATAAGCTATCATCATATGTTTCGATTTATGCAAAATCTGCATTAACTTTGAAAAGACTTGAAAAAGATGTTAACATTGACGATAAAAATGTAAACGAAACTATGGATGGTAGTTTTAAAGAAATTAACGATACTAAATTATTAAAATTAGCGGGGAAAAATAATAAAGTTGGTGGTGAAAAATCTAAACCTGAAAAACACAATGAAAATACAGGTCCTAGAAATCGGAAAGAGGTTCACCCAAGTCAAAATGGTAGTAGAGAATTTGTTAGATGGGAAACGAGAGAAATGGGTGAAGGTGACCCGGTTTGTAGTTTTGGTAGAGAAAGTGGTAAACATGTAATATATTGGAATTCGTCACATGTTTTTTGGAAAGAGTTTTTGGCTAAATATGCTAAGTCTGGGAATGGTGACGTTGTTGGGGTTGTTAATAAATTATTTGTTGGAATGGCATTGGCAAGAGATAATTTTGATGATAATAATATGGTTGCAATGATTGATGAATATCATTTATCGATGAGTGATTCATTGAGAAAATTAATGAATAAGTTCATATAAACATTTTAAATAAAAATCTCCTGAATTGATATAATTTAGGAGATTTTTATTTATTTTATAGTATTTAGTAAAAAACTATATTGTAATTTAATTATATTGTATTATATTTGTGTCTTAATAAAGTAAGTTTTTGATGCAAATATGTAACATTTTAAAAACTGTAACGTATAAGACTGTAAATAATAAAAACTGAAAATAATAAATAACTGTAATAAAATTTCATTGTATGAGAAAACAAAATGTAAAAATTGATGAAAACTATTTCCTTGTTTCGCAAAAAGTAAATAATGAAGTAGTTGTGGAACTTCCAAAAAAAACTAATCACATCTTCGTAGTTGACGTATCAGGGTCAATGTCTTACGAACTTCAACACATCAGAACACAGCTTAAGAACAAACTATCGAACATCATGAAAGATGGCGATACTATTTCTATTGTTTGGTTTTCGGGCAGTAGGGATGCTGGTATTTTGAAAGAAGAGGTTGAAGTAAAATCATTAAAAACACTTAGTGATTTAAATGATGCAATCGACAAATGGCTTCGTCCTGTTGGGTTAACAGCATTCTTAAAACCACTTGAATTGGTTGGTGAATTAGTTCAACGAATTAAGAAAAACAGACCAGACAGCGTATTTTCAATGATTTTCCTTACTGATGGTTACAACAATGACTGTCCTTGGGGTGATGTAACTAAAGCATTAAAATCACTTGAAAATGACATTACCGCTTCAACTTTTGTTGAATATGGTTATTATGCTGATTCACGCAGGATTACTGAAATGGCATCGATTCTCGGTGGTGAGAAAGTAAGTTGTGATGGGTTTGATGATTTCGAACCAGTGTTCAATGCAAAAATCTCATCAACATTCCGTAGTGGAAAGAAAACGTTGGTTGAGATTACTGACAAGTATTTGTATGACTTTGCATTTAGCGTTTCAAACGGCAGCGTATTGTTGTATAATATTGTTGACAGTAAGATTATGGTCGGTGCTGATGTTGAAGAAGTATACTTCTTCTCACCAAATGCTGTCGGTGATTCTGAACAACTTACTGATACTTCATTGTATGCGGGTATCTATGTTTTGGCTGACAAATTATTGAATGATGAAGCCGAAAAAATCTTCTATGCATTGGGTGATAATTACTATTACAAAATGCTTGCAAATGCTTTTGGTAAACAAAAACTGAATTCATTCAAATCTGCAATTAAGGATTGTATCACCGACGTTTCTAAACGTTTCCCTAACGGAAGTCGTGAAACTATTGTTCCAGTTCCGGACAATGCTTATTGCTTGATGAATCTTATCGGTGATTTGGGTAGCCTTGAAGGTTGTTTGTTCTATCCTAATCATGAAGATTTCCAGTACAATCGTATTGGACGGAAAAAAGTTGCTGTTGGTAGTACTTTAACAGATGCCGATAAACAAAGACTTGCCGAAGCTAAAAGTGTTGATGAAGCATCAGCAATCTTGAAAGAATTAGAAGAAAAGAAAGTTGACATTAAATTTGTTAACAGTAATCCTGAAAGAGGTTATCCATTAACTGACTTAGTTTGGAACGAAGAACGTGCTAATTTGAGTGTTCGTATTTACATTGAAGGTGAAGGAATTTTACCTAAAAATAAGTACGGCATTGATAAGGTAGCTACATTCAAATACAATACGTTCACTTTGGTAAAAGACGGTATTGTAAATGTTGACAAAATCCCGGTATCGTATTCTAGTGAATTGATTGACATTTTGGACAAAAACAATGTTAAGTATTCGGTTGTGGCATTTTACACTAAAGAATCTCATGTAACATCTGCACCAAACATTATTGTAATTGATTTGAAATCATTACCAATTGTTAATAAAGGTATGATTAAATCAATTAGTGCTGTTGAACTTGCCAAATTAGAATGGAAACTCGTTAAATTGCAAGGTGATAAAAAGGTTTACGATTATTATCGGAAATCACTTTACCCAAAAACAAGTCAATCGTTCGTCGAATTACTTGGTCAGGAATGTGCTGATTGGTTAAAAGAAATTGGTATCACAGATTTCAATGGTTTCGCACCAAAAGTAACTTCTGCTGAATCAACCGACTTCTACATGTCAGTAAATCTTGCTACGAAGATTAAAGGATTATCATCACTTCCTAAAGTCGAAGATGTTGTAGCTAAAATTAAATCCGGTGCTCCTTTGAAGATTAATGAATTGGTTATGGCTGATGCGATTAATAAATACGTTGCACAGACCGAATCTGATATTTACAAAACATTATCTGAAGAACAGCAAAAGGGTGTGTTAAAAACATATCTCGAAACAAAATCGAACATTTTGAATAAGCAAAAGAGAAAAATTATGCAAGAAATTGCTGAAATTAAATTTGCTCTTATCTTATCGAAAAAATGGTTCACCGAGTTCAAGAGTTTTGACGAAAATAAATTAACACTCACTCTTGACGGACAATCTGTTGATTTCACTTTCGACATGTGCGAAAAAGAAGAAAAGATTTAATTCATAATTCTATAATATTAAAGGCTGTCCAAATGGACAGCCTTTTTTTTATGTTCTTGATTTGTATATAATATTATAGTTATTTAGTTAATATTTTGTATTTATATTAAACTAGAAATTAATATGGCAACACAAGAACTAGATAAACTTTCAGTTTCCGATTATAGAAATTATCTTAGAACTGGCGATGTTTATGTATCATCATCACCAATAAATACTACACTATCACAAGACCCAGACACCTATCTCAATGGTGAAGGATATTTTGTTGAAATCAGTGGTAATACTGCAGGTGTGATTAATTTAACTTATAATCAATTAACTGGTTTAACAACTACCTCCGGATTAACACCCAATACTTTCTATAGAATAAATGATTATAGAACTGTTCATTATATGTTTGATGGTTACGATAGACTTGATGATATTAATGTTGGGAACTTAGAACCGCTAATTATTAAAGCAAGTACAATTAGCGAATTCTATCCACAAGCATATTCACAACAATATCCACAAGATATAATTTATTACGACTGGAATCCAAACAATTGGATGCTAGATTATGGTTTTGCGACTGCTGAAAATGCTGGTGGCACAGCTTTAAATCCTGATTTAACTAATGTTACATTAATACCTGATTTTAAGGGTGTTATATATAAAAGACATGACGTAAAAAACAATAATAGCTTAGGGTATGACTTTAGAAATGTTAAATTCAGAAGATATTTGTTTACTGAAGATACTAATGGATATCCTCAGTGGAGTGGTGGGACTGCATACAGCGTAAATACTTATGTACAAGTAACAGGTTCTACAGGTGGTGTTTATCTTAGTGTAATTGATGATAATTTAAATGATGTCACAGATGATACATCTTGGGCAAAAATTGTTGACTACAATATAACACAATATTGGAGCTATATGTCTTATTCTGATGGTTATTCGAACTATATTGACTGTTTAACGTTTCAAGGTTTTGATGAGTATAATACATATGAATTATTAGTTAAGAATAATATTTTCGATTCAATAATTAATGGCGTAAATAGCCAAACAGGGTACATCCCATCGATATTACAAAATAACGTATTTTATTTATCTAATAGTAATATTGATAGCCAATTCTCTTCAATTACTAATAATAAATATGGGGCTGATTTTCAGCTAAATACTATTTCCGATTTATTTACATCAAACACTTTTGGTAATAATTGTACTCGTAATATATTTGGTATAAACTGTGACTCAAATACTTTTGGTAATGGGTGTGATAATAATATTATTGGAAGGGAATTTGCCTCGAATGTTTTTGGTGATTATTGTCAGTCAAATGTTTTTGGTAAGTCATGTAATTTTAATATTTTAGGAAAAAATTTTAGTTTATGCACGTTTGGAAATAATTGCTCTTCAAATATTTTTAATGGTGGTTGCCAGTCAAATTTTTTAGGTAATAATTCTGTAAATAATACTTTTGGTGATGGATGTTATTCAAACACGTTATATAGTGTGTGTGCTAACAATACTTTTGCTGATAATTGTAATAATAATACTTTAACATATAATTGTTATTACAATAAATTTGGAAGTTATTCTTATAATAATATTTTTAATAATATATGTTATAACAATACTTTGGGTTATGGTTGTTATGATAATGTATTTAGTGGTTCTTATTCAAATATTTTGGGTGATAACTGTAATACCAATAATTTAGCTAATGGTTGTAATGAAAACATTTTTAGTGATATTTGTAGGTTAAACACTTTAAGCGGTGGCTCTTATAATAACAGATTTGGCATTAACTGTAGTGGAAATATTTTAGCTGATGGTTGTAGTGAAAATATTTTTGGCAATAATTGTAGCTCAAACACTTTAGGCGTAGGTTGTTATTTAAATATTTTTGGCAATACTTGTTATGGAAACACTTTTGGCGTAGGTTGTTATTTAAATATTTTTGGCAATACTTGTTATGGAAACACTTTTGGCGATAGCTGTTATTCAAATACTTTTAACAATAGTTGCTCAGTGAATTTTTTTGGCAATAGTTGTTATTCAAATATTTTTAGTGATAATTGTGGTTCAAATACTTTTGGTAATAGTTGTCATTCAAATATTTTTGGTGATGGTTGTAATGAAAATATTTTTGGCAATACTTGTTATGGGAACATTTTTGGCTATAACTGTTATGCGAACACTTTTGGCAATACTTGTGGCTTTAATCGTTTTGATTCAAATAATTCCACAAACACTTTTGGCGATGAGTGTACCTCAAACACTTTTGGCGATGATTGTCAAATAAATACATCGGGATTTGGGTTAAATAATTGTACTTTAGGTGCTGCTAATATATCAAATGTATTTTCATCAGGAGTTACCTCAACAGTTTTAGGTTTTAATTGTGTGGAAAACAATTTTGGCAGTCATTGTAACTCAATTATTTTAGGTAATAAATGTATGTATAACAATATTGGTGAGAATTGCACTAATAATGTATTTGGCAATCATTGTAATGGTAATTTTTTGAGCATTACGTGTGATTCAAACATATTTGGAGTTGCTTGCAATAGCATCCATTTGAATGATAATTGTTTTAATAATATATTTGGAGATAGTTGTATAGATATCACATTATCAAGTGGTAGTAATTTAAATACTTTCGGTCATTTGGTTTCATATTTTAATATACCAATATCGGGAGTGACATTTCAACAAAATATGATATTTGGTAATATTAATTTTGTCGGAATTGATTTTTCAAGTGCAACACATATCTTTGCCGACTATTCTAAGGAAATTATTAAAACATCTACAGGTACAATTAAGCTAAAATATATTGATGGTAGTGATAATACAATAAAAATTGTTGATGTAACCACATAATGGATATGTTTGAAAATTAAATACTTATAAAAATTAATGATTTTTTTTTCATTTTTTCCTGAAAAATGTTTGCAAATTGTGTAACCTTTTTTACCTTTGCAACGTATTTAGATGAAAACGAATTAATATTAACAATTAAAAATAAAAACGATGAATACTTTTACAACCATATCAAGTTCAAATTTTGGGACATCAAGTCGCAATGGAAATGGTATATTCTGTTCTAACATTACAGGCAGAAATATTGTAATTGATTCGGGTGTAGAGGATGCGATAGGTTCGTAAAGAATATTAAGCATAAAGTAAAACCCGAAATCAAAAGTTTCGGGTTTTTTGTTTTAGTTCATTGACATGTTGGGTAAAAATAATGCACGGATGGTCGAGTGGTCAAAGGCAACAGTCTGCAAAACTGTAAAGTCGTGGGTTCAAATCCCACTCCGTGCTCATAGTAATATTATGCGAAAATTATCGCTTTTCAATAATTAATGCATAGTATTACTAAAATATAGTGATGTGGTCGATTGGTTAAGGCAGCACCCTGATAAGGTGTACCGTAAGGTAATGTGGGTTCGAATCCCACCATCACTACGATAATAATGGAAGAATAACCCTAATTGGTAAGGGAGTAGTCTTGAAAACTACGAGTAATCATGTGAAGAACGTGGTGTGTCGGTTCGAGTCCGACTTCTTCCTCAAAACCAAAATGGATAGGACACCATCGTTTTGGTTTGTGCATCGAAAAGAAGTCATGAATCTTTAGATGTGAAGGTTCTGGATTGCATAAGAGGCTGACCTAATGTTCAGTAGAAAGTTAATGTAAACGTACTTGGCAATACGGTTTGATACATCAATAATCTCCGAGACATTTATGATGGTCGAAATATCATCGGGAGACGTGAGTAGGAGGCTCACACCAGAACCATTTTTATATGAATTTCTTTATATGTGAAATTTAATATTGGAAAGTGAGAGACGTGGTGTATCTGACGGTTTGAAAAACCGTTTAAGTGGATTCGATTTCCACCTTTCCAACGAAATATGATTATTATGAACCTTGGAAATATGTTTATTATATTTGGCTCATAACGTGTTTTTTCCGCTAAAGTAAGTATTTATTATAAACTTTAGTATGGAAAATAGCAAAATGTTTGATATTTTAAATAGTTTTAATAGTAGAACAGAAGCGTATGTTTATTTTGGATTTTCAGATAATTCTGCAGGTATTTTAAAGTTGAAAAATATTGCAAAATCTGTTGGTTTTGACTTAAATACATATAATCGACGAAGAGTTGAATGTACTAATAAATGTAAATTTTGTAATACTTCATTGAATAAAAGACAACTTAATTTTTGTTCACATTCATGTTCAGCTAAATTCAATAATCAAATTAGAATAGTGAGTGAAGCAACTAAGAACAAAATAAAAAATACTTTATCGATAAAGTCACAAAAAAATAACAAACCTAAATTATGTAAAATTTGTGGACAGGAAAAATGTGTAAATATTGAAATATGTAAACACTCAAAAAAATGGTTTAATAATTTAATTGAATTTGGGTTTGATTTGGATTCTGTTGGAACATTGAAAATATTTGAAGAGTATTATAGGATAAGGGAGTTATTGTTAAAGGAATATTTTGACAATAATTTATCACCTAAAGATATTGCAATTAAATATAATTATAATAAAAATTCTGAAAATATATTGCATATATTAAAATCATTTGGTATTAAAACTAGAAATCTATCCGAGAGTGAAATTAACGCATGTTTGATAGGTAAGTTAAACAATAATGTTTTAAGTTCAGAGACTAAATACCAATATAAACATGGCTGGCATGAAACATGGAACGGAAAAAAAATATACTATAGAAGTTCATATGAATTAAATTTTGCAATTAATTTAGATAATAATAAAATTGATTATGAAGTAGAGTATTTTAGAATTAAATATTGGGATTCATCTAATAAAAAATATAGAGTAGCAATCCCAGATTTTTATATTCCTCATGAAAATAAAATAATTGAAATTAAATCAAAATTTACATTAAATAAAAATAATATTATTGATAAGTTTAATGAATATATTAAGTTGGGGTTTTCTGTATTATTAATACTTGAAAATAAAGAATATAGTTATGATGATTTAATTAACTTAAAATGTGAAGAGATAAACTCCCGGACATTATAGCGAGGTAATGACGGAAAGTTCGAGGTATGTCGATTTAATTGCTTCATATTGATTATCTCTTTATCACATAAGCAGCATTGGTGTTTAACGGTTAGCATATGACCCTTCCAAGGTTGAGGTCTCGGTTCAAATCCGGGATGCTGCTCAAAAAATTTATCAAATATTTTGGTAGATTGAATTATTTAGTTAATTTTGTGTGTTAATTTAAAAATTGAAACTATGCTATTGCAGGAAAAAGTAAATGAAGAATTGAAACAAGCACTTGCAGAAAAAAATCGTGACAACGTGCTAATCAATCGTTTGAAAATGATTAAAAGTGAATTACAGCGTAAAGGGACTACAAATCTTCCCGATTCAGTTGCGTTTGAAGTATTGAAACAAATGAAAAATTCGGCGATTGAATGTTCAAATATCGAGGAAGCTAATTTCTATGCTGCATATTTACCAGAATTAATGTCTGATGATGAAATTAAGATAGCAGTTGATTCAATTATTGCTGATTATGCAATCGCATTGGACATGAAATCATTCGGAATGATAATGGGCAAATTTAATGCACTGTACAAAGGAAAAGCTGATAACATTATTGTAAGTAATATTGTAAAACAAATTTTAAGTTAGTTGTTATGGAATGGAAATATGTTTTACTTGAATATACCTATACATATTATTGTCAAGGCACGGAAGAAAAAGGAAATGGAACTGCACTAATTCATTGCCCAAGTGATTGTAGTTTTAATAATATTAGAAGCACTCTTTTCAATAAAAAACATAGGAAATATTATCATGAAATTGATGTTGAATCAGTAAAAGATGTTACTATTGAATGGTAGTTAATAAATGGTGAGGTAGCTAAATGGTGACGGCATTTGTCTTATAAGCAAAAGATGTGTGAGTTCGACCCTCACCCTCACTACAAAAGAATTGGAAGTTGAAACATGATGCGCTAACATCATTGATTAGATTTATGTTCTCTACAAAAAATGGAATTTAGCGGTGAAGTTGAGTAGTAGTTATTTCGTTCGTATAGTGGAAGGTACACTCTGCGTGAAGCAGGGCGGGATTGGTTCGAGTCCAATACGAGAGCTAAAATATTAATTTTGTGATAAAGAATCGAACTTTTTTGCAGTTATACGTATTTATTAACAAAAGATGTTAATCATCGGTATTAATAATATGAAAGAAAAAATTTTAGAATTAAGGAAAAGGGGTAAAAGTATTAATGAAATCGCCAAAAACTTAAATTGTAGTAAAAGTACGGTATCATATCATTTAAATAATGCTGGTCTTGGTGGTAATATTAACAGTTTTTTATTTGGCGTTGATGAAAGGACAATCGAATTAATAAAAAAATTAAGGATTGAAGAAAAAACATATGATGAAATACTTAAAATAGTTGACATTAGTGAAGATAAGTTAATTAAAATATGTAGAAAATATAAGTTAAATAAACCAATTAATACTGTAAAAAAAAGATTTGATGTTGATGAGATTATTACATACTATAATACCGTAAAATCACTAAGATTAACTGCAAAGCATTTTAATACCAGTAGAGATACTTTGAGAAAATTAATACCCGATTTGAAAATATTTAAGAGGGAAAAGACAAAAACAAAATCTCAATCAGTTATTGAATGGAGAAAGCGAAAAAAAATTGAGTTAATTCAATATAAGGGAGGTAAGTGTGAAATTTGTGGATATGATAAGTCAATAAGTGTGTTACAATTTCATCACACCAATCCAAATATGAAAGATTTTACGGTTAGTGGTAAAAGTTATTCAATCGAACGTTTAAAAAAAGAAGTGGATAAATGTATATTACTATGTGCTAATTGTCATATTGAATTACATGAAAAAATAAACAATGCTCCGATAGCTTAATGGTGAAGCAATTGGCTGTTAACCAATAGATTATAGGTTCGAGTCCTATTCGGGGCGCAAAAAAACTAGTGAAATGAAAAAGAAGAAACTATCGGACTATGTTCTCGCATCGAGAAAAGGGTCGAGAGAAGCCGAACTAGAAAATTCCACTGGTTGGGTGACAGTAAACAAAATTCATACATCAAAAAAGAAGTATGATAGGAAAAAACAAAAAGACATCGATGATGTTTAAAACAAATGCTTCGGTAGCTCAAAGGTAGAGCGTCACTCTGTTAAAGTGAGGGTTGGGATATCGTAATTCCCTCGGAGCGCAAACTTTTTAAATAAAAAGAATGAATAACGCAACAATTTGTGATTTTTGTGAAGAACGGGAAAGTGAAGGTGTTTATTCTACTGATTATGCTCCGGTTTCTTTATGCTATTGTAGTGAATGCCAAAAAATCACCAATATTAGACCAAAAGAAATTGCAATCTATGGTTGGGCAAGGCTGGGAGTAAAATATTTTACTCCACGTATTTGGAAAGGTGTTTCATATCCACCAATGGTTTATTCTGAAGGTAAATACATTACTGTTGAAGAACTAATTAAAAACCTAACTTTGAATAAAATTGATGAATATGTAACAACAACATTCAGGAAGGAATTGATTTTAGAAAAATTTTTGGAATCTAAAAACGAAATGATTAACAATTAATAATATGAAACGATTTTTATTTGTCGGAGAAAGAAGAAGTAATACTGCAATTAGAATGAATGTTACTTGGGTTGATAAGCGATTAGCTGCAGCACATTTATCAAAAGCAGTTGAAAACATTGGAATTGATTGGAATGAATGTGAGTTTAAAAACGTATTTGAAGATGATATAAACGATATTCAATCATTTAATGGTGTTGTAATAGCAATGGGCAGAAAGGTCGAAAAAGAGCTTAAAAAGCACCAAATATCGCATGAATTCATTTATCACCCGGCAACACGTGGTAGTGTTAGAAATATCGAAAGATATAAAGCACATGTGAAAGAGAGAATTGGTCATATAATATAACAAATGCCGACTTCGTATAACGGTTATTACTACGGCTTTGTAACCCGTAAATATTGGTTCGATTCCAATAGTCGGCTCAAAATAGAAAATAAATATGGTGAGAAAACCAAATTGTAATTGTAGTGATTGTAATAAACCAATCTATCGAAGACCTTCCGAAATAAAAAAATGGAAGGTGGTATATTGCAAAGATTGCTCAAAATTACATTCATCTGAAAAAGCAAAAATTGGCGCAGATATTAAATATCTGGAGTATATCGATAAATGGAAAGCTGGATTAGTTGATGGAATGAGAGGTGAATATCAATTATCATGTCACATTAAAAGATATATATTTGAAAAATTCTCCAACAAATGCTCTGAATGCGGATGGTCTGAAGTTAATCAATACACTGGTAAAATACCGTTGGAAATCGAACATATTGATGGTAATTATTTGAATAATAAAGAAGAAAATTTAAAACTTTTATGTCCTAATTGTCATAGTTTAACACCAACATATAAAGGTGCTAATCGTGGAAATGGTCGAAAAGAAAGAACAATGCCGAGGTAACTTTAATTGGTAGAGTGCCTGACTTGTAATCAGGAAGTTGCAGGTTCGAGTCCTGTCCTCGGCTCATATGAAAAAAATTACATTTATTAATTCGAAAAATATGGAAAGTGATGAAGGTAATAAACAGGGAGAAACTAGCGACTCTGTTCCTCTTTTTAGGAACATTTTTCAATCCTATGGGTTACGACGCTATTCTGAAGTGGTTAATAGACACAACGGGAAGTTATTGGTTTTCAATTTCTATTTTCTACCTATTGTCTCTATTTTTCTTTATACTCTACTTTATCTTTGCTAAATTAAACCCATTAAAAGTTTTCTTTAGAAAGAAATAATATTTGCCTCTATAGGTAATAGGGTAATGTTCACTAACGGGGATTTGATGTAATGGATAGCATATTTCGCTTCTAACGAAATCGTAGAGGTTCGAATCCTCTAATTCCTACTAAATTTAAAACATATGGCATATTGTCCTAAATGTAATCAACCAGTAGCTCCAATTAATGGAAGTGACTATGGTTTATGTTGCGGTGAGGTTATTTATATACCAATTAAAACAGATGAAAATTAAATGGGGGTTTGATGTAATGGATAGCATATTTTGTTCCTAACAAAATTGTAAAGGTTCGAATCCTCTAATCCCTACTAATCGAACCAATAACAATAAAATTTATTTTTGATTTTTTAGTTCGATTTTAATATTCATAGTATTTATATAAAAAAATATTATGAAATACATTAAAGAAGAATTAGAAAATTTAATTTTTGTTGAAAAAAAAACATATCGTGAAATCGGTAAAATGTATAATGTTTCCGATACATATATAAAAAAAATATGTAATAGTTTAGGAATTTCATTACCAAGGAGAGCTAAATTCCCAATTAATTTTGTTCCAGCAAATAAGGGTAAAAAAAAGATTGTTTATTGTCTTAATTGTGGTAAAGAATGTGATTATTATTGTGGGAAATATTGTAATAAAACATGTGAGTTTGAATATAAGGCAAAAATAAAATACGAAGATTTTTTAAAAAATAACGAAAAATATTGTAGAGCCGATTATATGCCTGTGTTTGTAAAAAAACACGTATTAAAAGAACAAGATAATAAATGTGCGATTTGTGGTATTGAAAATTTTTGGAATGGGAAACCTTTAGTATTTGTGCTAGACCATATTAACGGTGATGCTTCAAATAATAAACGAGAAAATTTACGATTAGTTTGTTCTAATTGTAATAGTCAATTGGATACATTTACATCTAAAAATAAAAATTCTGCAAGAAAAGAAAGATACTTAAAATACGAAAACAGAAAAAAATAAACATGCGTCTGTATCACGCTACGCTACGAACGTAGAGAAGTGTAATTGGATACATGAGGGTTCGAATCCCTCCAGACGTTCAATGTAATAATGAGTATGAGAAAAGTTAACAGTTCGTAGTTTATCAGATTATCTGATAAATTGCAAGAATGAAGAATTCAAAAAAGGTTATCGAAAAACAACCAATGAAATATTGGTTGGTAGAATTCACGCTTACGAGTGGTGAAGTTCTAACGTTCTATGTTAAAGCTATTTCCCAATTCTATGCTTATGAAAAAGCTGAAGAATATGTGTATTGGGTTGGCAATCCAAAACTTAGAAATAAGCTAACATTTAGGCTCATGCCTTAAAAAAAATTGCAGGAAGTAATTCCTGCTAATTTGCGGGTGACGCATAGTTGGTGGTGCATCTGCTTGCCAAGCAGAAATAGAGAGGGTTCGACTCCCTTTACCCGCACAATTAGTTTCGAAAATCTTTTTTCGCATTTTATAGTATTTATAATAAATTATATATTATGAAATGGTCGAAAGAAGATATTGAAAAAGCTGTTTTTTTGAATAAATCAGGTATGAGACTTGAAGGAATCGCTAAAGAATTAAATCGTAGTTTTAGGAGCGTTCAAGTTAAATTAAATAAATTAGGATATAAACAAAATACATCTAATATACGTGAAAAGATTGTTTGCTTAAATTGTGGTGGCGAATTTATCGGAATGATTAATGATAGTAGAAAATTTTGTTGTAGGTCGTGTAGTGCTAAATATAATAATAGAAAATATCCTAAAAGAGTGAGCAATTTTGTAAAGCTAAAAAAATGTTTAAATTGTGGAAATGATTTAAACAGTAATCAAAATAAATTTTGTTCTGTTGAATGTAGTAATACATATAAACAAAATTTAATTTTCAATAATATCGAATCGGGTAACACAACATATAGCTCAGATACATATAAAAAATATTTAATATTTAAATGTGGTGATAAATGTATGAAGTGTGGATGGCATGAAATTAATCAAACTACTGGATTAGTACCAATACAATTAGAACATAAAGATGGAAATTCTGACAATAATAGCTTGAATAATTTAGAATTATTATGTCCTAATTGCCATTCATTAACACCGACATATGGTGCATTAAATAAGGGTAACGGGAGAACTAAAAGAAGAGAAAAAAGAAATGAAAATAAAAATTTATTGAAAAAGTTGTAACAATTTCAAATTGTTTTCGTATAATTGCAAAAAGAATGGTATGAAAAAGATTGCATTGTTATTATTGGTATTTTTTGTTGCCTCATGTCAAATGAGTGAAGAAACAGATATTAAACAGGTTAAGAAAAATTTGACATATTTTAAAGATGAACGGACTGGCTTATGCTATGCTGTTGTTAATAGCGTTAGCACACAAGGCGGTTCATATTCATCGATAACTTGTGTTCCATGTGATTCATTGAAACACGTAAAAGTTGAATAATATGAAAACAAATCTTGAAAGAGAACAATATCTAATCGAAAATGGTTGGTGTTTAAATAAACGTACAAATAGGTGGGAAAAACCTGAATGGGAGCATGAAGCCGAAACACTTGGTATTGAAGCTCATTTATGTCCACATTGGTATTATCCGGGCGATACTCTTGAAGAAGCCTATGAACAGACATTAGTTGAAAATACAATTAAAGCAAGCAAATCTGAAGTACAATATGAAACATCTCAAATCTTGGAAAGGCTTATTCTTGATGCAATGAACGGTTCAGATTGGAGTGATATTAGAAGTGCTGTTAGTGCATTTGCGAGAAGAAAGTTGTTGCCTTGGTATTTATCGGAATGTAAAGGTAAACCAAATCCATTTATATTGAAAAACTTTAATGTTCAGTAAGTATGAGTATAGTTAGCGAAGCATTGGCTGCAAATAATGCAGAACGGCTTGAAAAGGTATTGTTATTATCGCTTCAAGATTGTGAGCATATTAGGAAATTTGCTAAAGAGCATTTATATCCAAGATATTTGCTTGAATGTGGTGAAGCATGGATTAAACCAAATACTGAAATATGCGAAGCTTTTTCAGATAAGGATATTGTTATTAATTAAGGAAGGTTGGATGAGTGGCTTAAATCAGTAGTTTGCTAAACTACCGTGCGGAGAGAACCTCCGCACCGAGGGTTCGAATCCCTCACCTTCCGCACATTGTGGATTAGAGAAGTGGACTATCTCGCTGGTCTCATAAGCCAGAACTCCCAAAAGGAGTCACAGGTTCGAATCCTGTATCCGCTACAAAAAAATTTACTCAACATGTCAAATAAAAGAAAAGCAATTACAATTTACGACGAAGATTCAGCAATGACTTTGTTGAAGCCATTTTCCGGCGAATACGACAATCAATTATTTGTTATTTATGAAGATGCTTATGGCGAAGCAGTGTTTGCTATAAGAAAGATTTCTGAGCTTAGAATGGAAGTAAGTATGACCGCAGAAGAGTTTGATGAAATTATTAAAGATATTTTGTAACCTTTTTCAATCTGTTTCGTATATAAATGTAGTTCTATGCAAAACTTTGAATTATTAAAACGAACATATCCAATATCTAAATTCGAACGTTTATGTGATGGCTATGTTTATATAATGAGTCATAGTACCCCGGAAGAAAGAAAAGATTGGGGAATTGATAATGGTTTGCAGATAACAATTAAAGAAGGTGAAAAATATATTTATCAAGTAGCTAAAGAAGGCAAAGAGTTTAAAACAATGTGCTTATGCTTTAAAAACTACGAGATAATACGAAAAAAAATGTTTAAATTTGAAGACAATGAAGATTAATAGGAATAATAAAATCTACAATATAGCTGAATATGTAGTTCGTTTAGAGAAAGCATTGGGAACTGCAAATTCAATTCTGAATAAAGAAGGTAAATTAGGTGTGTTACCCACTGAAACATCAGTAAGTTTTCGTAATGGCAATACATTTCATAAAAACGTGAGAAGTGTTTTAAATAAATTTAATCTTCTTAATGATGTTACAGTTAAAGAAGAAGTTATTAAAAAATGCGTCATTGCAAGATATGATGATAGTATTAAAGAACCGCCATTCAAGACGATTATAATTGACGATATTGAGGTATTAATGCCTGAAAATGATGGTGGTGGTGAAGAATTTGCTCACAGATTAATTGCTGCCTGTAAAGATAAGGGTTATAGCTTTAGATTTTACTGCAGCTCAAGTGAAAAAGATGTCGATTTTGAAATCGTAGTTGATTAATAATTAAATGGTTCTATGGCAGAGTGGTTATTGCACAGGTCTCTAAAACTTGAAAATCGTGGGTTCGAATCCCACTAGAATCTCAAAAATTTATTTGAAATTGCTTGTATATTAAAAATTATTCATTACATTTGCAATTCAATAGTATTTATAATTAAACTCTAAAAGTTATGAGACACACACACTAGGTTAAATTAGTTACGATTACCAGAAAGGATTTAAAAGCTGGTTATCTTTTAGACAAATACTTAGTATTTATAGTAAACGATATTATGAATACTAGTAAATTTATACTTAATGCAATAAAAAAACATGGTGATAAGTATGACTATAATAAAGTCGAATATATTAATAACACTACAAAAATAATTATCACGTGTCCAATTCATGGCGATTTTTTTCAAACGCCTAAAAATCATATAGCTGGTCAAGGTTGTAAAAAATGTGGGTATACTAAAATTTTGCAAAAAAATAGGCATACCACATTAGATATTATTGCTAAATGTGTCGAGATACATGGCGATACGTATGATTATACATTGGTTGATTATGTAAATTATTATACCAAAATAAAAATTCAGTGTAAAAAACACGGTATATTTCAACAAACGCCTAAAAGTCACATTTTAAAAAAGTCAGGCTGTCCTAAATGCGCAATTGAATATAAGGCTAATAAACTTAAATTATCTCAGGAAGAATTTATTGAAACATCGAATAATATTCATAATAGAAAGTATGACTATTCATTGGTTAATTATATTAACAATAAAACCAAAGTTACAATAATATGTCCTAATCACGGTATGTTTCAACAAGCACCAGTACATCACATGAGAGGAATTGGATGTCCAATATGTAATGAATCAAAAGGAGAATCTATTATTGCTGAATTTTTAAACAATGAAAATATACTCTATATAAGAGAAAAATCATTTGATAATTGTATCGATAATGGTAATCTTAGATTTGATTTTTATTTACCTGATTTAAATATTGTCATTGAATTTGATGGAATTCAACATTATAAGCCAATTGATGCATTTGGCGGGAAGTCAGAATTTTTAAACATTAAAAGAAGGGACTTAATAAAAAACAACTATTGCTTTGAAAATAAAATAAGAATGATTAGAATAAAATATAACGAAAATATTATTAATAAATTAAATTGTTTAGTTATGAAAGATAAGTAGATTGATAAATTAGTTATTGTTGTTAGAAATGATTTAAGTAATGGATTAATGATTGCACAATCAAATCATGCCATTGCTGATTTTTCGATAAAAAATAATAAATTGTTTAATAGATGGTATGAAGCTTCTAATTACATTATCGTACTTGAAATTAATAATGAAGATGAACTCCAAAAACTTTATTCAAAATTAGTTTCTAATGGTGCTGATGTTATTTCGTTCCACGAACCTGACATCGACAACCAAATGACCTCTGTATGCTTCTACGGTACTCCGGAGATGCGTAAAATTACTCAATCATTAGATTTAGCATTAAAAAATTAAAAGTATGAAAGACACATAGATTATCAACAGACCTCCATAATAGTTTGATTATAACCAGATTCGTGATTTGAGAATCGCAAATATTCCATATCGGAATTTGGAATATTATTATTGTTCAATAAATTATAATCAAAAATAAAAAATGTATATTATGGAAACTTTAGTAAAAGAAAATAACGTATTAAATCACAGAAGCGTAAACGAGTTAGTAAAAGGTGTAAACACCGCAGTACAAAAAATCAATGAAAAAATTGCAATTGAAAATTGGAGATTGAATAACTTCAACATTAATGAAAACATTTTATCATTAATGATTACAAACTTATCTCTCAACCAAAGAAAGAAATTGAAGAATAATATCAATAGTTGTGTTAATAAACAAACATTGCGTACAATTAATCGTTTCTTTCACTTCTTGCAACGTGAGGTGTATAAGGATTTTAAAAGTCCAGCACCATCAGTAAAAATAAGTCTTAAGGAAGAAAAAATTCAAGAAGCACGTAAAAAATATATAGCAGCACGTAAAATAGCAATCGATGCATATGATGTGTATAAAGCCGAAAAGGGTGATTTTTACAAGAAGTAAATAAAAAAGGGGGCAATGCTCCCTTTTTTCTTGTATATAAAAAAAACATTTTATATTTTTACACAAAAATAAATTACATGACTAAAGGTAAACGAGACATTGAACAGGTGGTATATCCAGATATTGAGTTAACTTTAGATGACATTAAAAATTATTACAATATGCGAGAAAAAGATGATTTGCAGGATGTATTAAGTAATGCTCCTGTTGTTGATGAATTAAAAAACGAATTAGCTGACGGTTTTATTTCCTCACCGGAATTTGAATTAGTACCTGATGCTGAAGAACTATTAGAACTCACTGAAGAACAGAAACGTGAATTTTTGATTGAACAGTTGAAACAATCGAAAATTAAATTCAAACCAATTGTTCACCGGGGAAATGTTACTGTTAATCAATTCGATGCTGCGTACAAAAAGAAACGTCAAAATCGTAACAAAATGCAGAAACAATCACGTAAGAATAATCGTAAAAAATAATGGAAAGACAGGAAGTATATAAGCGTATTGATGGCGAAAGAGACTATCAAGATGCAACGTGGACACCACGAAGGGAAGCAATAGGTATTCCAGATGAAGAAAAATCGATTGCTGAATGGATTAACTATATGGAATTTCATTTACAAAAAGCAAAAAATTCTGTATATTATTTGAATGATGAAGAAGCTCTTGCCGAAATACGAAAAGTAACTGCTTTGGGCGTTAGAGCAATGGAAATTCATGGTTGTCCTGAAAGGGTAATAAAATAATAAATGGAAGATATTGATTTAAACAACACCTATTGGGATAGAGTCAGGGGTTTTGTTAGTGAATTACGTGTTGATGCACGTTGGGTATTACGTAATAGCGATACTGATAAATCGTATGGTTCGTTACGTATTGCCTCACATCCAGACCTACCACCGGGACATTTACGTGCAATTTTTACTTATGTAACAAGTATTCGTAAAAAATCAAGACCTGAAAAATTACAAACTATTGAAGATTGTCAGATGGAAATTACTGAATTGGAAGTATATTCAATTGCTGACTATATTAAAACAGAAACTCAAACATATGAAGCTCCATTAAGAGAACTTCAAGAGTTGTTCGGCGTAAAAATATTTGAATAATAAAAAAATGGAAGAAAATATTAAAGAAAAATTATTGGCTGATGGTAAAGATATTAATGCTGTCACCAGCAAAGGCGGTGGACTTAGATTCAATCAAGGTAAATTAAGATATGACTTGGTAGAACCTCGTGCTTTTCGTGATTTTGTTGAAGTACTAACAATTGGGGCAAACAAATATTATGACCGGAATTGGGAAAATGGTTTTAGTTGGACTTCAGTAATTGCTTCATTAAAACGACATGTGGCTGCGATGGAAGCTGGCGAAGATTATGACCCGGAAACAGGTTGCTTACACATTGCACATGCAGCATGCAACGTACATTTTTTAAATGCCTTTTATTACACATTTCCACAAGGGGATGATAGACCAAAAAGATTTTTGAAAATGCCTAAAATCGGATTGGACATTGATGGTGTATTAGCTGATTTTACTGGTGGATGGCATGAATTGTATCCTGAAATTAGCTCAACGCCAAATTCGTTCTTTCTTGATAGAAAAATTACCAAAAGATTTGAGGCTATGCGTAATGCCAATACACTCGATGAGTTTTATCTTAATTTAAAACCGTTGGTCTTGGCTGAAGAATTGCCATTCGAACCTCATTGCTACATAACATCAAGACCAGTTAAGAAAGAAATTACTGAACAATGGTTGGATAAACATAATTATCCGAAAAAACCAGTCTATAGTCTTGATATTATGGAAAGTAAGGTTGATGCAGCAAAACAAGCAGGCATTGAAATTTTTGTTGATGACAGATTCGAAAATTTTGTTGAACTAAATAATGCCGGGATTTTCACTTATTTATTTACAAATAGCTGGAATACTAAATATGGTGTTGGTCACATGCGTTTAGATTCATTGAAAGAAATCCCATTATTAACGTAAAAAATCAACACTATTTAACACGTATTATACTGTTCTTATCTCATATTGATGTATTTATATGTGAAATAATTTTAAATATATGAGTAATATCTTAGATGATATTGTTGAAGATGTTGTAATTAAGCCAAGTAAAACAAAAATCATTATCAAATGGATTTTGAGAATAGCAATATTTGCAATTATTGCTGCATTCATTATTGGTGAATTTAAAGTTATTGCAATCAATAAAATCAATGATATTGAAAAAAACGGTGTCGAGAATAAAAACGCTATTATTGATTTAGAGAATGAAATGAACAGTCGTTTGGATAAAATAGATAATAGAATCAATGATAGCAATAAAAGAATCGATGCCATATATGAAAAAATAATAAGTAAATAACTTAATTTCTATATGGGAGTGTATCCGACTCAATACAATAAAGAATCATTTAAGGTTTTTTTAATTAAAAATAATGTTGGTGGTGAAATTATTGAAAAATTTGATGGTTTACCAGAAAAAATAATAAGCAAAGGAAATACATATGACATATATATTAATTCAATTTGGTATAGCGTCGGAAATACTTTTTATAATTTTGAATTAAATTACTATTGTGAAGATAAAATAGAATACTTGTTTAATTCAAGAGTTTTTAGTGACATTGAAATTAGTATCGATGTCTTGTTGCTTGAGTTAAAAAAATTTAATAAAAACACTAAATGAAAATCTGTATAATATCTGATACTCATAATTTACATAAAAAATTCGTGCTTCCACAAGCTGATGCAATTATCCATTGTGGTGATATGACACCGCTCGGTCGTGTCCATGAATTGACTAATTTTTTTAAATGGTTTTCTAGCTTGAATCAATATAAATATCGAATTTGTATTGCCGGAAATCATGATTTTCTATTTGAAACCAATCCACATTTAGCAAAAAGTTTAGTGCCGAGTAATGTATTTTATTTGGAAGATGATGGTATTGAACTTGATGGTTTGTATTTCTATGGAACACCAGTATCTAAACCCTTTTATGATTGGGCATTTAATCGTCCTGAAGAGATACTAAAACAATATTGGGAAATGATTCCTGATAAGACTGATGTGTTAATAACACATACTCCACCACATCAAATTCTTGACTACATACCGCATAAGAAAAGTAATGAAGGTAGTGAATCTTTACGTACTGAAGTACTTGAAAGAGTAAAACCTAAGATTCATTGTTTTGGTCATTTACATGAAAGTCATGGGATTTGTGAAATTGATGGTATTAAATTTATTAATGCAGCATTGCTCAACGATAATTACGTACCAATATACGAGCCTATCGTAGTTGAAATATAAAGCCAGTGAAAACTGGCTTTTTTTATTATTATTGTATTTATGTGAAAAACACGTTAATTGTATCTAAAATTAAATTAAGTTATGAAACTAATGAAATATATAAAAGAAGAAATAGATAATTTTAATTCAGAGTTAAACCCTGATGGTAGATATCATACATCACCAAATAAAATTGATTCTGTATTTGATAAATCACAAATAATTACTTATGAACGTACTATGAAACCATCAGGGTTTTGGTATGCAATTGGGACTAAATGGATTAATATTACGCAAAGACATAGACCAAATGATGCAAAATATATCTATGAAGTTTTCCCAAATAATAAAGTATTTTCAATTAAAAATAATGAAGATTTTATTGAATTTACTAAAAAATATCATCAAGGATTCGATACATCAAGAAAAATTAAGCCAATAAGTCCTGGTATTGATTGGATTAAAGTTACACAAGATTATGCTGGTATTGAAATAGTTAATTATATAGAGCTATTTAATAAATATGCTATGAATAACGCTCTCGATAATTATTATTCATGGTTATATTTCTGGGATATACCTTCTGGTTGCATATGGAATAAATCAGGAATTGATAAATTAAAATTAGTTAATTAATATAATAGTTAAATATGAACATAAAACAACTATTCGAAAGAATTGAAAGTAAATTCATCGATGATGAGATTAATGGTAATTATTCATTGGATGGAAATTGTATAGTTTGGTCGTATGATTTAGATAATTGTCCTGAAGAAACTTCAATACCATATATTAATGAAGATGGAGAAGAAGAAGAAATTTTCGATTTTGAATCTATAAGTACTGAAGAATTATTACAAGAAGCTTATGATGAAGACCATGAACTACTTGAAATATTTTTAGATGAAATAGAAGAAACTGAAAATTGGTCAATGTCTGAGCCTGATATCCTAGACAATACGATTTCTTTTAAAATATTTTAATAAAACCTGTAACATATTCAATTTATTTTTCGTATAATTGCAAAATATTAACGAAAAATAAATTGAAATGGGAGGAAGAGCATTACAAAAATATGGTGTTTTTACTGAGAGAAAAAACACCGATGAATTCAAACAAATCGGTTATGAATTAGCTCAGATAGTATCATCTGACTTCAATACTATTTGTGAAGTAGTCACTTGTTACCATACTAAAGAAACTCATGGAGATTTGGATTTGTTAGTTATGGTTGACCATAATTCAAATATCAATTGGAAAAATTATATTGAATTTACTTTCAAACCTAATGCTATTTATTGCAACGGTGGTGTGTATTCATTCGATTATAAGAATTTTCAGGTTGACATCATCCCAATTATCAACACTAAGTGGGAAACAGCAAAGATTTATTTTTCTTACGACCCGCTTGGTAATATCATGGGTAAAACATACCATAAGTTTGGTTTGTCATATGGATGGCAGGGACTTTTTTACAAATTCAGGAATTTTAAAGGTTCAAACTCACACGATATTTTGTTGAGTAATGATGCACGAAAAATTTTTGAATTTGGTGGATACGATTACGATAGATACCTTCAAGGTTTCGATACGCTTGAAGATATTTTTAAATTTTGCATTGCTGGAAAGTATTTTGATACTGTTATGTTTCAAATGGAAAACCTAAACAGCATCGATAAAAAAAGAAATCGTAAACGTGGTTCATATCATCTATTCCTTAACTACTTAAAGGATAATGAAATTAATGTTTCATATCCGTTTAATCGTAACAAAAGTGATTATGTTGATATAATTAGTCAATATTTTCCTGAAGCTAATTTGACTGGCGAACTCGATAGATTAAACAAAATCGATGCCCGGAACAAAATGATTTCACAAAAATTTAATGGTGATATTGTTATGTCTTGGCTACCTGATTTACGGGGCGGTGAATTAGGTGCAGCTATTTCAAAATTTAAAAACGCTTTAGATGATGACTATAATGATTTTATTTTAAATTCATCCTATGAAGCAATTAAAAATCGATTTATGTTGATTTATTATGAACGGTAATCAGTTTAAGAAAAATAATAATAATGTATTGATTGAAGGCAGTAATAGTCTCAACAAGGAAAATTGGATGGTACATCACCCGAATGGTAGACATATGTTTACTTGTGGTGAGAAAAAAGCAATGTGGTACTTGGAAAAAGACCTTGCTAAAGTCATTGGCAACAAGAAAATTAAATTCACCTTCGACCCACGTGGTAATGGTTTTGAAGACAATGAGGAATTTGGTAGAAATGCTCGTGAAAACAGATGTGTTGTTAGTGGCGTTGTAGATGGACTGCAACGCCACCACATTGTTCCATATTGCTATAGGTCTTTCTTCCCGGAAGAATATAAGTCTAAAAATCATCATGATGTTGTTTTAATCAATTATAAGCCACATGCTGATTATGAAGTGAAAGCAACCCAATTTAAGGATGAAATTGCCCGAATTTATGGCGTTAAAACAATTGCTGAACTCAATGCAGAATATACCACCAAACTTCGTGAATTTAGTCGTGATGATGTGATTTTAATTAGTAATATTGGTTCATTATTTAAATCATATCATTGGATTAGTTATGAACTGAAATTGGAAAAATTAAAGCTTATTTCTGAGTTAAGTGGTATTCCGTTTGAAACATTATGTAGCTATAATTATCTGCAGTTATACAAGATTTACAAATATTTGTCAGATGAACATTTTAATAATGTTGATAAGTTTAAAGCTGAAAATAGAATGTATTATGACCACGGCTATCACGTGATTCAAAAACTTGATTCTGAAGATAAAATCGAAAATTTTGTTAAGCTCTGGCGAAACCACTTTATCGATACAATGAATCCACAACACATGCCAATCGGATGGTCAGTTGATTTCAGGATTAAAACAAAAATTTAAAAACACTTGTATTTTCAAATATAATTAACTTTCTTTGTACAAAATTTTAGTTATGAAACTATATAAGGCATTAAAATTAAAAAAGAGTTTAGTTGGCGAAATTGTCAAACTAAAGCAACAAATTAAAGATAAGAACTCGTATCTTGTTGGTTCACAGAACGGTAAAAAATTTAGCGTTGATGAAGCATATACTGAATTATTACGTAAGATTGAAACTCTTACTGCATTAAAATATGTCATCAACGAAGCCAATCGTGAGATTCAGTCTAAGATATATTTGCTTGCTGAATATAAAGCATTGATTGTTTTTTGGAATGAAGTAAGCGTTGTTGAAGGCGCACAAACTTCAGGTTACGCAGAAATGCTCCGGGAATATGAAGTTCAATATGACGAAAATACCCGCAACACAATTGTCAATCAATTTCAGAAAAAAGTCGATGCATTGCAAGAAGAATTAGATACTTTTAACTACACAACCGACATTCCTTGGGGAATGGATGAATAATTGTATTGGAATGTGTTATTTGTTGATATAAGACACTGTGTTGATTTCCGACATGAAACGATAACGATTTGAATGTTCAATTTTCGTGTATTCAGGGATTAAAGATTAATGATTTAAGAATCAAGACTTATTTTACAACACGTTTTATTTAAATAAATACACATTCCTTTTTATGTAAAAAATGAGTAGTACTATAACAGATATTGTTAATAATCTTCCAGTTATTGATACAGATGTTTTAATTAAAACATATGGTGAAATTGCTGATGGTTTAAGTGATAAAAATCACATTATTGAAAAAATATATGTGATAGATTATCTTCAAAAATACTTTAAACTCTATCATACTGAACTACATAAAGATGTTAAGGCATGGTGTGCTGTGGTGGTTCTAAATCTATACAAAAAGAATAAAACAACTGAAGCCGATATAATTGCAATCTGTATTGAATTCATTGAATATTATAATGATGGACATCAAAAATATATTGAGGATATTGTTTTATACTCAAGTGAATACGACAGGGATGTTAGTTTTGTGAGAAATTTTATACAAAATAAAAAAAGGGTAGTCTGAGGCTACCCTTTTTTTATTGCTTTAATTCGATTAATTGGTCTTCGTATTTTATTTTCATTCTTATTAGATTTTCCATTTTTTTCTCCGAAATACCGTGTTTTTTAAATGCAGCTATTTTTTCAACGATTTCAGTGATTTTATACTCTAATATCTCAATATCTCTTTCCTTGCTCATAATAGTTAAAAATTAATACTTAAATTATTTTCTTATAAATACAAAAAAACTTGCAATTTACATTTAAATTTAATAAATTTGCGGTTTAATGTGATATGGAGCGATATATAAAATACAAACGAATTGAAGAATCAGTAACTCTTGCTGAACTTCAAATAATTTTTTATGATTTAGTTGCCGATGGTTTCGAAATAATCCATTATCATGAAGCTAATGAATATCCATTATTAAATGATTCTACACCAAAAATTCGTGTAATTATGGTCGTAGGTAAAAAACAATCAATGCCATGAGTAGAAATTCAGGATATTTAGTTGAAACTAAAACCGGCTTGAAGGGTAGAACACTTCACCGGGATAATTTAGTTGGTAAAAAACAAATTGTTTATATCGAAAAGGAAGGAAGAGAAGTAAAATTACTTTGTGACCCAAAATCATTAAAAATTATTGGATATGTCGATTAATAAAAATTTAGAAGCAAATCATTCTTATTTAATACGAATGACTTCATCAAGCAGTTCATTATTGTGTATCACCATTTTATTGGTAACCGAAAAAGCATACCAAGTTCGATGGAATACCAATACCCCCGCAACTACATGGGAACTTATTACCAATTTTAATGGAATGTATGAGCTATATGAAGATATAACTACTTACATGCAGCATTATTATGAACCCAAAGAAAATGAATTCGACTATTGGAAAATCGATGAGGCAGTGCTAAATAGAATTGATGTTCTAAAAAATCAAATTCCTGTTTTTCAAATATGCCCATATTGCTGTGGTAATGGTATTATTGATGATAATACATCCACTGCGGGTAAAAAAATCTGTCCATATTGTTACGGTAGTAGATATAAAAAATTATAAGTCATCAAAATCAGGTATCCAACGTTTTGGTAATCTTTTTAATTTCATTACCTCAATTGAATTGCTGTAACCATCTGGTCGAGTAAATATTCGATATTTGTGTTCCGGCTTCCTATACTTTGGTACTCGCTTATCGGGTTCAGCTATGGTGATATAATTTCTCCAAAAACCCCAATGTCCTCTGGCTTTTCCATTATGCCACATCGACACGTAATAAAAATAATGTGTGCAGTTCTTTTTAAGAAATTCCATTACTTCACCACGATAACCTTCAAGAATGAAGTTTCCATGATGCTTAGAATATACAAAACAAAGAGTCCTCGCTCCTGTGTACCAATCCGGTTTGCCATTCGCTGGTACTTGAATTACTGGATAAATTTTATTCATAGTTTTAAAAATTTGGGAAATTGCCAGAGCATTTCGGTCTGTTAAGCATTCTATAGTAAACCAGACTCTGGCAATTTCGGGTTCGTTAAGCATTCTAATATCAACCACGTGTCTGTTTTTAGCAGACCCCAAAAAGCGAGCGTGATTGGACTTGAACCAACAATTTCTCCACAAATCAGGGAGTATCCACACCACATAGAAGGCACGCTCAACATCGAAACATATGTACACTTATTTTCGATGTTTTGTTGAACCGCATACAGTACTTAATATGCTTTCAACCCAACAATAAAAAGAACTCGAATCTTAATCTCCTACAACACTGGCAGGCACATTTACCAATTATGCTATATTGCTGCTTTGTAGTGACGGCAGGACTTGAACCTACGACTTTCTCCCTATCCCGGAGGCACGCTAACCAACTGCGCTACGTCACAGATACATTGGTATTATTACGTAATTATCTCCAATGCAATCCTCGTCTTCCAACTAGGATACACAAATATACGTTAGATATTTAAAAAGGTTACATTTTTTCAATATTTTTTTTATTTTTTTCATATTTATGAAAAAACGACTATGGAATTTTACTTGGTTTTAATTAAAAAGAATGGAGATGTGATTCATAATATATTTGCAAAATCACATAACGATTTGATTGAAAAGTATATCACTCCTGATGATATTGAAAATAAAACATTCTTCCGGGCAACATATTCGCCTAAAGAAGGGTCACGTTTAGATGAGCTAGATGAATATCGTTTAGTTGTGGAAGAAACATTCATCCCGGAATGGTTCAATGGTGCTTTTCAAGATGCTATAATTGCTAAACTAAATCAAATCATATTCTCTATGATTATTAAAGGTCGTAGAAATCTATTGTTAAATGAAGGTGCAATCTTAACTAAAAACGCTAGTATAGGTGAAGTTAAGTATTCAGTAATCTTTGCTATGTATGATAATGCTAGAATAAAAATTGTTGAAGATAGTACAGAAATACGACTTGTCACCGATGATTGTTATATTGAAGAAATGCACGACGGTACAAAAATAATTGAATTAATGGGGTGTGCTAAGGTTAAAGAGTTGTACCAATATAGTAAAATCATGAAAATGACTGAAGATGCTAAGGTTTGTAAAATGTTTGACCATTCACGCATTGTAATGGTTAAAGGCGATGCTTATATTGAAGAAATGCATGAAGCCTCCAAAGCAGATAGGCTTGCACATATGTCTAAAGTTATGGAAATGCACGGACACTCTGTTATTGAAGAAATGCGTGACTGGTCTATTGTTGAAAAAATGTTCGACAATGCGAGAATTAATCATATGTGTGAAGATTCAAAAGTAATCGAAATGTATGGCGAATCAACTATTGAATATATGAGGGGAAACTCAATCGTGGAAAAACTATATGAAAATTCAATTGTGCGTAAACTCGAAAACATGGCAACAATTCTTGAAAAAGAATTGAAAAAATAGATATAAACCCTTGTATTTTCAAATAAATATAAGTAGTTTTGCGTCAATATAGTTTATAATGAATAATATTGATAATATTAAAATTGCCGTAATTGGCTTAGGATATGTTGGACTACCTTTAGCCAGATTATTCGCCACAAAATTTCCAGTCGTAGGTATTGATATAAACTCACGTAGAGTTAATGAATTGCGTGCTGGTAATGATACTACACTTGAGGTTGATAAGGAATTATTGATTTCTGTGTTGATTAATGATAACCCGGCAGAAACAAATCAAATTGGATTATATGTTAGCGATAAACTTGAGGACGTTAAAAACTGTAACTTCTATATTGTTACTGTCCCTACACCAATCGACCAAGATAATAACCCTGACATAACGACACTTAAATTCGCAACACGTAGCGTTAGTGCCGTGTTGAAAAAAGACGATATTGTTGTATATGAATCAACAGTCTTCCCGGGAGCAACTGAAAACATATGCATACCTTTACTACAATTAGATTCAAAGTTAATCTGTAATACTGATTTCTATGTGGGATATTCACCTGAACGTGTTAACCCGGGCGATAGTATTCACACAATTGATAAGGTTATTAAGATAACATCAGGCTCAAACCCCGAAGCAGCTAAATTAATCGATGACGTATATCGAAAAGTAATTACAATCGGTACATATCTCGCACCAAGCATTAAAGTTGCTGAAGCAGCTAAAATAACAGAGAATATCCAACGTGACGTAAATATTGCGTTAATGAATGAACTTGCAATTGTTTACCGGGCAATGGGTATAAATATATACGACGTTATAAACGCTGCCGGGACTAAATGGAATTTCTTGAAATTCACTCCGGGACTCGTAGGTGGTCATTGCATTGGCGTTGACCCATATTACCTTATCGAAGAAGCTAAAAAATATGGTGTACGTCCCGATTTTATTAGTGATGCACGTAAAGTAAACGAAGGCTTTCCAAAATATGTCGCAGTTAAAATGCTGGTAAATCGCAAATACGGAAATACTACAACTATAAAAATATTAATTCTCGGCTTTACATTCAAAGAAAATTGTACCGACATCCGTAATACCAAAGTCGTGGACATCTGCAATCAACTAAATAAATTAGGCGTATATGACATTGATATCTATGACCCTTGGGTAAATAAAGAACAAGCAAAAACAGAATACGATATTGATATAATTAACAATATATCTGAATTGGGAAAATATGATATCATCACATTAGCCGTCGCTCATAACGAATTTCTTACAATTGATTTGAATCAATTTAAAAAAGACGATAAATCAATTATATACGATATCAAAGGAGTGGTCGATGATAGTTATAATGCATTTATATTATAAATTTTAAATAAAAACACTATGGAAGTTTGGGGAAATTTAAGAACAAAGGTGGAAATCGACCCTATTGATGTTTTAACATCATTACGTGGTGCTGGTTACTGGTACACCGAAGAAAATGGTAGATATTATCGCAATTTTGAAGTAGGCGCAGGTCAACATTCATTCGACGATAAAGAAGAAATAACCAAAGAAGAATATGACTACCACATGGCATTGAAGACAGTAATATCATATCTTAAAAAAGAGAAGAAAAATGGAAACTAGAAAAGATGTTAAAACAGTACAAGTCGATTTTAAATGTCCTAAATGTAATGTGGGATTCCTCAGACCAACTGGCGTAGTATATTCAACATACCCGGCAAAATTTCCACATAAATGCAATCATTGTGACTACAACGAAACATTCACCGATAAACAATATCCATATATGGATTTTGTTGATGTAGATACAATCGAACTCGAACTATGGGTTGTTAAATATGGCTACCCGGAATCCGATACAAATCCTAATCAAAAATCGATATATTTCTCAACCTTCGCATTATCAGCAAACGAAGCTAAATCTAAAGCATTCCAAAATAAAACATTCTTGGAACTAATTAACTTTAGGAACTTCAATAAAGAATTAATCGTTGTTTATCGACCTGATGACAAGGAAAAACAATTATTGAAAATCGACGACACTATAATGCGATAATTGTATGGCAGAAAAAATAGAATATAAAGCACATAAACTTTTAGCTGAATTACGCAAGTCATTACTTACCAAAATTATTCATGAAGCTAAAAATAAAGTCGAGTATTGCCAAGACAAACCCGAAGAACTAAAAAAATGGATGGAATATATATCCAACCCGGAAAAATGGGACTATTGTGGCATAATGAGAAAAGAAGACCTGAGAGTAATGGAAGTGCTCGAATACCTAGTTAATGACGATGCAAACGAAATAATTAAATACAAATAAGACTAATACAATGATAATTATTACAATACCTAAAGACAATATCTATCGTGAATTCATCTATGATTCACTCGAAAAATGGCTACACAGAGGCTATGACTACCTACCAATATTATTCCTCTATAACACAAACTATAAACTAAAAGGCGAAATAATAAGACTACCACGTGTTATCACCGACAGAGATTTTAACAATATGTCACCAAGATGCAGAAAATTTATGAGACAAGTGGAGAACTAAAATGATGACAAATGGGGAAGTGAAAACAAAAAAGAGCGGTTATATAACCACTCTTTTTTTGCTTATATAAGATTTTGTATCTGATTAATTATATTATCGAAATAGTCATAATCTCTGTTGTTTCTTACCTGAGCTAACCTATCATATAACTTGTACTTCAACTCTAATAAATCTGATTTCGTCCCTAAAAGATTACTATCACGTAACATCAAACGTAAATCTTTATAATCTTCAGTATCAGGTACAATAGACTTTTGAGGCTTCTGATAATATTTCCTGTCAGTTGTCGTGTAGTCATAATAACCAATAGGGTCTAATATCCTGACATAATTCACTCGATATTCTAAACCATAATTGCCATTCCATACTAAATCTAACCTGTCATTAGTATTCGTAGATATCATGTTAAAAATAAAAAAACTCTGATTGCCCTCACTATTGTTTTCTTCAATATAATCTAACTTCTGTATTAAGTCTTCCATCGTCATATTCTTATCATATACAGTCTGAACTTCCTTTAATAAAAACTCTAATCCACCCCTATACTTAAACTGCTGCTCTAATTGCAGTTTTAAATGATAATCTGCCCCTAATACCTGCTTGGCAATCTCAGTATTCAAGTACAGTAAACAATTCTTACACGTAACAACAAACTTAACCATTACAGGATTCTGAATTTCACCCTTCATTAAATATCGTACAGCATGACTATAATCATAAAAAGCATAAAAACCCCTGCCTTGCATCTGACGTGTGCCTACAGTAAAACCATTGGCGAAAATCGATTCTAATTTCTCTTTAGACGTTACATGATACCCATACAATTGTTTATCCCCCGGATTATATTCTTCGTTAAATTTGTATACCTCTTCTTTTATGATGCTAATAACTGACATTTTACTAATGTTTATCTATAAATACTACGTTAATGACTTGTGAGATTTTTAATATGACGTTTAATATCTTCAAGATTATTATCACAAGCCACACACAAATTTTTTTTGAAAATTTTTTAGTCGTGAAAATTAATAGAATGGCGTAAGTATCAGGAAATCAGGCAAATGATTTAGGATTTTTAAAAATTTTTTTAGAGAATTTTTTTAACTATGAGGGGACATGGACGCTGCACCCCGGACGTGAAAAGGGGGGGTCTTGGGGGGTATCGGGGAGGGTGGGATACGCCTGTGGGTAGGGTTTATCTGCCCAGCAATTTATTATCTTTTCTAATCTGATTAAGGCATCCGGTTGAAAGGTGAGTGCTTTAAAACGCCTAAAAACTGGCAATAAATTGAAATTGATATATGCAAATATTTTGGCTGTTATTTTCATGTTTGATGCTTATTTAAAATGATTCTTAATAAGATTATAGTCAATAAAAAAAGCTAGTCAGGTGACTAGCTTTTTAATGGAATTAGTTTTTAACATAGTTCTAATTCCTGACCGTTTATTTTAACACTACTCAAATTTTCAGAGTTAACAATAAATTGGCGATACTTATCAGAAGAGAAGTTGAAGTACTTTTTAACTTCATTCTGTGCGACTGTTAACGGTCTGCTGTTAACTGTTTTATATTCGCCTTTTTCAATTACTTTTTTGCTGATTGCCAAACCATAGATATAAATCTGTTTGGTTTCGTTGTGAACTTTAACAGCTTCGGAAATAACAGTAAAAGTATCTTTTTGGGCTAGGCTTTGATTGCTTGCTGTTTCTTTATTCATGTTGTTAATAAAGCTATTTTTTAGCTTTTCAATAGCTTCATTCACTAATTCAATAGGCATAGAACAGTTTTTTGCAATTGCTTCAACGTCGGCAATTGTCGAATTTTGCAGTTTTGACAAGTCACGCAAAACAGCATTTTTATAGCTGAAATTGCAAAGAATTACATGGTTTGCAAGTTCGCCGGAAGTACTTGAAAGATAGCTGTTTATGCCTACAAAAGTAGGTCGGGCAACACTTTCAATAATATCAGAGAATTTAGTACTGATTTTCAAGGCTTTAAAGGTAGTTAATTTACCCATAACTAATTCAATTAACACTTTCAAAGTAATTTCGATTGTTAAAGCAATGTTTTTCATGTTGTTAAATTTAAACGGTTAAAAAATTTGGTTAAATAACTCTATGCAAATATCGGAATTAGTTTTGAATAAAAAAACTTTTAGCTAACTTTTTTTAATTAAAAATGATTTTTTTTTCAGGGTGAAAATAATTGCATTAAAGTTTGGATAATTGAAAAAAAATGTTATTCACGTGTGCATAGGTATGCGCATATGCGCCAGAGGATGTTATTTTTATTTAGACTGATTCCAGATAAGGAATCTGGAAATAAAAAAAGCTATCAGGTATTGATAGCTTTTTTGCCCGGTCAGGTCTTATTTGATGCCTGCCATTTTTTTGAGTTCTGCCTTAATACGTTTGGCTGTTTCGCCTCTCCAAGTTCCGGCATTTGCGAGAAAGTATAAAACGATACTTTTGCCTGAGTCCTGATAATAGTTATCAGATATTTTGTCAAGTGTTCCCATTGCCTGAAGATAGGGTTTAGCACCAAAATAAACTTTTGCACCCCAATCCTGACGGATTTCACGAGCGATAGTTGATAAACTTCTAACTGTCTGATTTGTTGTTGCTTGAGTGTTCATAGTGTCAAAGAATTAAAGATTAATGATTGAATAACGGCACAAAGTAAGTAAATAGTTTTGAATTGTGCAATAGGTAGACAAACTTTTTTAATTAAAAATAGTTTCCCGTATGTACGTGTGCAATGTACACAAAGCAAAAAGGCAATCAATATTTGACTGCCTTTTTTAGCTTGTTTTTAGCCTGTTTAATCACGTTTATAAACGTAGTCGATAACAAATCCTAGTTTATGCTTTGCACGTGTATAAGCTACATAAACGATGTTATATTCCTGTTCAGCTTGCCAAGCTACTTTCATAGCACGTTTAGGAAAGAATAACTCTTCGCAGATTATGTAAACATTATTACTTTCCAATCCTTTAGCTTTGTGAATAGTAGATAAACAAATTCCGGTTCTATCTTCATCCTTGAAAATTAATTCAATTCTTTCAATTACTTCGTTTGCTGTTTCAAGGCTATTTGAAAGCACTTCAATTGCTTCAATCTTATCTTTCATAGAAGTATAAAGAGAATCGCTTTTAGCTTCCTTAAAATCGCATTTTTGCTTGTTACATACTTTGCAGCCAATCTTATATAATTCTTTGTTTAAACGTTCAAAAACGTCTTTCATTAGCTTTTTATTGGTACGTTTGATAATATTGATTAGGTTTGCGCCTATATCCTTGCCTTTTACATAGGCTTTGGTATTGTCAGCAATAAATTTCATGCAAAGGTCAACTAAAGGAGCGGTATTCCGGCAAAGAATCATGTCACCGTCCTGAATATCAATTAAATGCGCATTCCGGTCAACTGTTCCGGCAAGTGCATTCGGTCTAGATTCAATTTGAGGAACAATAGTTTTGGCAAGGTTAATGATATCAGAGTCACAACGATAGGAGATTGATAAAGGCAAATTGATAGTATTAGGCAAATTAGCCAATATTTTGAAGCTTTCTACATCTGCTCCGGCAAAGCCATAAATCGCTTGTCTTGGGTCACCTACGGCAATAAAACGACCGTTATCATTCAGGCATTGCAGAAATAATTCCCTTTGCGCTGTGTTCAGGTCTTGACACTCATCAATAAACACGAAATCATATTTTTTAGTCCGGTAGTTTTTCACGTTCGGCAGAAAAATCATATCGGTAAAATCAATACTTTTGGTATTGCTGATACCCCAATTAACAGCATTTAAAGCAACATCAGCTTCATTATCAATAATATTAATCTGATACTTATCAGCGATATCATAAACTAAATTGATATCGGAAGCCAAATAAACACGAATCAAATCAACTAACTTATTGATATTTTGGGTATATTCGCCCATTTCTTCTTCTTCGAGTTTTACGGTTGGTTTGATATAGCCGTATTTCAGGGAGTCTTTAACATAGATTTTATACTTTGAAGCGTCAACATTAACAAACCTTAAAGTATCTTTAATTGTTTGCATACCAAGTGAATGCAAGGTTTGAATATCAATTTTTGAGTTACTGATTTTCAACTTCAATTCATCAACAATTGATTTGTTAAAAGCTAAGAATAAAACTGATTTATCAGAGGGAATAAGGCGCAAAGCATTAACAATTGTCGTACTTTTGCCTGAGCCAGCAACAGCATCAATCACAGCATTCCCATTACCGGAGGTAATGAAATCATAAACACGCTGTTGATAAACACTAGGGATGAAAGCGGGTTTAATTGGTTCGCTAATAGCTACATTTTGCTGATTTGCTTTTTTAACAATAATTGCCATAGTATTGAGGTTTTAAAGATTAAACGATGTGACAAAGTTAGTGAATAGTTTTTAATTAAAAAACATCTAAGCCTTATTTAGAATGATTTTAGATAAGGGCAATGTGTTAAAAAACATCAATAGAAATTAGGATATATCCGGAGGATTAGTATTTTGTCAAGGAAGATTTCTTCACGTATGCGTAATACACGAGCGTAAGCGAGTGATGCGCAGACACACACGTATGCGCCATACATGATACCATACATGATGCCGGAAGCCGGAGAACCATGCCGGATTATTATGTTTATATCATCCGGCATATATAAAGTATATATACTTTATATATGAAACTACAAAAACAATTAAAAACAAACCTCAGAATATTATGATAACAAAACAAATATTAATCTATCCGGCAATATCCGGCAGAGAAGAAATAAACAAATTTGTTTATTATCAATATAATCAGAACAGTATTATTAACTATCCGGCAATATCCGGCAAATATTAAAGTGTATTAATAATAGATTTATGTTTGATTAAGGACAATAGTTTTACTTAGCTATCAACAATATGATAGCAACATGAATATATCAACAGCATAAAAAAAAAGATAATTAACATAGAATGTAGAATGTTCAATGTACTAATGTTTGTCACATTGTACGGTATAGTTCAACATTGTACGGTATTATAAAGCAAAGATTGTACGAGTTAAGTATCTGATAATCATTGTCCGAAAAAAAATGTTACAATTTTAATTAAAAAAAGTATTAAAAAATTTGCACAGTAAATTTATAATCGCTTACTTTGCTAAACAATTCAGAACAAACGTTTAACCTTAATACTTACAACAATGGCAACTACAATGACAAAGACAAAAGAACAAGCAATTCAGTTAGCTGTTTCAACCGGAAACATTACCGGAGTTTACAATGAGTTTTACAATCAGGTTAAGTTCTTCATCAATGGTAAGGTGAAAGACGAAATGACAGCCGAAGATTTAACTGCTGATACCTTTATGAAAGTTCAGCGTTTTATCAGCCAATATGATAGCAAAAATGCTTTCACTACATGGCTTTACAGCATTGCAAACAATAGGGTAATTGACTATTGGAGAACCAAAAATGCAAAGTTTGGTAAGAATATCAACGTTGACGGTTATGTTGACGAAGATGGAAACGAACTGTTTCAATTTGAAGCAAGTAACGATGTTCAGGAAACGATTGAAAGCAATGAATCAATGAATACGATTAATTCTGCTATCAGTCGTTTGAAACCAAAATATCAGCGTATTGCTGAACTGTTTTTCATTAAGGAAATGGAATATAACGAAATAGCTGAACTTTGCGAAGTTCCATTAGGCACAGTTAAAGGAATGGTATTCCGGTGTCGGGAAATGCTTCAATCAGAACTTGAAAGCCTGAAAAATGAGTATGCAATTTAAGCATACTCATTTGTAACCTTTTTTAATTAAAAACGTAGAAGAAATACAAGCTTATATCTTACTGTTATGAAACTAATAAGAGTAATGTTCAGGAAGTTCAAAGGAGAAGTACTAGCAATATTCCCTTATGAAGTTGAAAATCAAAACGGAGATGTTTGTTGTTATGCACACGTAGGACAGCACAGTACTTGTGACTATGATTATGTTGTGAAGAACAGCAAGAAGCCAACAGAAGCCGAAATAAACGAATTAAAAGCTGAATTGATTGGTATTGGTTATGAGTTAAAGCTGGTATCAAAAAGAAGTCGTAAACTCTTAAATTAAAACTGATGGCAAGGTACGCATTAAGGAATCAGAATAAGATTAAACAGAATTTAGGACTAGAGTTTCATAAATGGCTGGTTGCATCATTGAATGAATACTTTGCCAAGCATGAAACGATTGAAGAACATACTTATCCGGATGAACCCAGATTTAAAATTATTCATGTAGATAATGTACAGCCTAAAACAGATAGTTTTTATGAGTTGTACGTTATTAAAAAGAAGTTTGATGTGTTTCACTTAGCGTATAAAAGTTGTGCCGGATAATTGTAACCTTTTTTAATTAAAAACGTATAAGATAATGCATGGATGGTCGAGTGGTCAAAGGCAACAGTCTGCAAAACTGTAAAGTCGTGGGTTCGAATCCCACTCCATGCTCATAATAATTGTAACCTTTTTAAAGATTAAACGTATAAGATATCGATTTTGTTTTGTTCTTTTTATTTGTGACATTGTTTAATGAAAAGGCGTGCAGCAATGTACGCCTTTTTTATTGTACGTTTGTAACCTTTTTTAATTAAGAACGTATAAGAAGTATAACCAATACACATATGGCAATGTACAGTAAAGAAGATATTAAGATTGTAGGTAAGTCATATCAAACTACTGATGGAAAATACCAGACCAAAACAAGTTCAAGTTCTTTTTATTATGATGCTAAAGGCGATAAAAAGGAATATAACAAAGGATATAACTATTGGTATGATAATGATGGAATGAGATTAGGTTCAACATCTTACGATTACCTATTCTTCATAGGTAAGGATGGCATTTCGAATGCTGTTAATGTACTAAATAGTGTAATTGAGCTGTAACCTTTTTTAATTAAGAACGTATAAGAAGTATAACCATTTAAAACATACTATCATGGACAAGTTTAAAGTAGAGATTACCTTATCACATGAGTTCAGCACTCAAGACATTAACGACTTAGTTGTAACTGCACTTGAAGGTGGTATCAACTATTGGTGTGGGAAAGCTGTAATCAATAAAGACAGGGATGGTAAAATCATTGGTGTAAGCGATGAAGACCAAGAAAAAGTAAACTATGCATCAGACGTAATTGGTTACGGTGGCTCGTTGACATTGCATGATGCTGAATCGTCAGACAAATGGAAACTGACTAGAGATTCTATGCTTAAAGGCATTAAAATGTTCTGCGAAGATAGATGTACTGACCCTGCCGAATTGATTGATAATCACGATGCCGGAGATGCTGACAGCATTGTACAATACGCATTGTTCGACGAACTTGTCTATGGGTAATGTACACCTGAACTTACAAATTTAATGTTGCTTTTACTAGTAGGGGCAACTTTTTTGTGTGATTATGCTATAAATAACATATCTTAGTGAGTGAGATATTCTCCATTATTTCTCGTCTATTCGAGAATCACTATGTGCGTCACAATAAACACTGCTACAAATGTAGCTAAATATTATATAAATACCTACATTATTAAAATATATTTCGGTAACCTTTTTTATTTAAGAACGTATAAGAAGTACAAACCAATAAACAATACTGTTATGGAAACAAGAGAAGTGAAAATTAATGTTGAGGTTGGAATTCAAACCCATAAAGAAACTGATGAAGTAATTAATGCTATACGGAAAGGCATTTATTGGGGATTGGATATAAGAAGAATTGCCAGACCAGTTGATGTTGTTATTGAATGTACAGAAGAAAATCCTTTCAATGTATTATTCGAGGAAGAGCCAGCCAAACCAGAGTTAATTGAAATGGATGCTGATGAATTTAATCGTCTGGTTGAAAAGCATTATGGTGGTAGCTTTGAGTTTGAAGCAATTGAAGAAGCTAATAATGCTTTATACAAATACGAGATTAGTGAACATGACGCAAAAATAACAATGGACTTTGGCGAATGTGAAAAGATTCGTGCCGGAAAGTACCCAATGTATTGCATTCATCATGTATTCAAATGCTTGTTTGAAGATGGTCATATTAAGGCGGGTAGATATTTGATTGATAATCGTCATTAAATTTGTAACCTTTTCCCAGCTCAAACGTATAAGAAATTAGCATTGAAAGTTGTGAAATCCAGCAACGTCCCTTCGCAATAAGGGAAGCCCTAAAGTACTGGACTGGTGGTCAGTACCAATGCTATCAATACAAACCAATAAAACTGACGGCAATGGAGATGACACTTGAAAGAATAACAGAACTTCAGAACAAACACGGGATGACCCAGATGCAGAATCTTATTGAATCTGGTGAGGTGTGGAAGTTCGAAGGTTCAATGGGTAGGAAGGCGATGAGTTTATTAGAATCTGGTGCGTGCTTTTTGCCTGAAGAAGATACTCAGGATTATTACGGGAATATAGTTCCCAGCAGGAACAGACTTCAGGAGGGTACTAAAGGTACTTTAGGTAATAGCCAAAATTTCTGGCAAGGTGTTGAAGACGGAGTAATTGAAATTGATTATCCAGACCCAGAACCAGATGAGATGGAAGAAGACGAATAAGACTTTTGTTGTTGTCATAATAGTTAATTTAAGTGGTTAAATGGTTGAAAGGTTACGCAGAAATGTGTAACCTTTCTTAATTTAAAACGTATAAGAAGTACAAACCACAAATACAAACACAATGAAAATCAATTTAATTACTAAGGAAGAATTTGATGTTTTAATGGATATTTTTACTAATTACCCTAATTTATCACTTCAGAATAAAGGTTATGAAACTATTAATAAATCTAATCTTTCTGTTGATGAACTATCAAAAATTGATGTTGTAACCAACATATTGAAAAAATCAATATTTGGATTCAGCAGATTTCAAAACTTCAGGGTAAAACCAACCACAAACCAACCACAAATAAGACTTCAATATAATTGGAGTTATGATGGTGGATTACCATTTACAGGTGTTGGTTATATATTGATTGAAGAACTGTTAAATGGATTCAATGAAAAATGAATTTGAAATTTTGTAACCTTTTTAATTAAAAAACGTATAAGAACTATAAACCAATTAATTACATTATTATGAGCATAAAGATACAAATTAACAGCTTACAAGCCTTAGAAAGGCTGATTGGTGGCGACAGTGAAATTGAAGTCGAAATCCGTGGTAACATCGTTCATGAGTTCAGCAAAAAGCATTTGAAATCAATTGTTGCTACTGATGCGATGAAAGATGCTGCCAATCATGTGGTTGATGAAATCAGGAATGAACTTAAAACATTCATGCTGACTGAGGTTAAGAAATCCGGTAGCTTTTGGAGTACTGTTGTGATAAAACCAGAACTCAGAAAAGAATTGCTTGAAACTGCCAAGTATGGCTTAATGGAAGAATTGAGACAGGAGATTAAATCAAACCTGAAAATTGACGAATTGAGAGAAAGCATTCAAACGCAGGCAGAAAAAGCAGCGAAATACATTGCCGAAGAACTAACCAATGAATCATTGGAAGAACAGATTGATTTGAAGGTGAAACAGAAGCTGAAAGAAATGCTAGGATAATGCAAAAAGGTACTAGCAGTTAATCATTTGAGGTTGCACAGAAATGTGTAACCTTTTTTAATTAAGAAACGTATAATAATTATATGAGGCTGGGTAATACTAGGGTGCAGTAATCCACACCTGCCTTATATTTTGGTGAGTGTATTTTTATTTAAAAAATGTGTATATTTGTGTAACCTTTTTTAATTAAGAAACGTATAAGAAGTACAAATAGTTCAATTATTAATCACTTAATACAGCTAATCATGGCAAAAGAAAAAAAGATTAAACAAGGCGCACAGATTGTGACAGCAGAAGGATTTTACTTTCCTGTTGAATTGCGCAAGAATCCAAGGAAAACCAACAAGGAATATTCACGAGTAGTAACCGGAACTATTGACGGTGAAGAAGTGGATTTAAATTATTGTTCTCCTGTTTATGCATTGGTGAAAAACGAAGAAATCTTTCCGGAGATTGAAAAGGTATTAAACGATAACGGAATTAAATTCGAAGTGACTTATCGCCATATCAATAACGTCCGTTTTTATGCTGATTATACCATTACTGACGACCGTTATGCCTATCAGATGAAAGGTACTAACGATAAGATTCGCCCGATGCTGAGAGTTCAACATTCTTACAATGGTTTGACCAAATACAAAATCACTTTTGGTTACTTCCGTTTGGTTTGCACCAATGGTTTAACTGTTCCGGTTCAGGAAATGAAAGAATTTAATCTTTGCATTGTTGGCAAACATACTGACAGCATTAAACAAAGCTTTAAAAAGCTTAATGCAATGATGGAACACTTTGCCGAAAATGCAGTTCAGATAAATCTGGCTATTACTGCAAGATACGAAGCACTTGGTGGAAGTTGGGTTAAAAATCCGGTTGAACGTTTAGCAGAAGTTCTGGAAGCTACCAAAATCGCTATGGTTGACAATAAGAACTTCAATACGTTGAATGATATCATGTCAAGAATCAACCACGAAGCACAAATACCTAACTTAGGTTACAAAGGCAGAGTTAATGATTGGCTGATTTATAACGGTATCAATCAGTACCTGAACGATGATAACCGGAACATTGCCGTACCGGAGAAACGACAGGAAACCGATTCGAAAGTTTTGGAATACTTGTTGGAAACTGCATAAAGATAGGGGAGAAATCCCCTTTTCTTTTTTAAATAAAAACATTAAAATCTGTAACCATTTTTATTTAAAAACGTATAAGAAGTACAAACAATCTCATTATTAGTAATTCATAAATTAACCAATTATGGAATTAAAAAAATCTTATTCAAAAGTTATCAATGGTGTAACAATTGAAAGTTATTATCCAATTATTGAGAGTATTGACGAAGTAACCGAATTTGGTAGAACATACACTACTTTAAATTTTGATATTTTCAAAAGAATGGAACACAACCGTGGCGAAGCCAGTGGTATTGAAAAAAACAGGGTGAACACGTTTAAACGATTGGTTGAAGAAAATCGTTATTATGGAAATATGACACATACGATAGTCAACATGATTTTTGAAATGTGTGATGGTACAAACAGAGAAGAAATGCACAAGATTTGTAATATTCCGCTTAATTTCTTAGTAACACCAGAACCTGACTTCAATAGTCCAGATATTAAAGTGAAACTGAATGCAATGTCAAGAATCAATGCTGTTAATCAAAAATGGAATGGTACTGCAAATTTCAAAGTTGCTACTAAATGTGATGCTATGTTAGCAATGGAGATTGCTACTTTGAAAGCTAAATTTGAATCTGTATATCATTTTAAAAAGAACTTATTAACACCTAGTCGAATTTATGCCTTATTAGTAAAAGATTCTGATGGCTTGAATGGGAAAAGTAGGGAAATGTCCGTATATTGCGACGATTCATTGGTGTCTAAAATAAAAGAGGAAAAATTTAACACTGAGTTTGGGTTTGTTTGCGCTGTTTGTGACAATATGATAAAAAAATCCGATATTACTCCTTTCTATGTAATTCGTGCCATTATGCCGTTGATTTGGGATGAAACAGTTACTATGAAAGCAGCATATAATGCAATATTAAATGATGATTTCAAAAAGGTTAGTAACAACTCTGGTTCAGTAAAGAAATATATACATACTTTACTCAACATCAATCCAAAGAAAAAATTAACTTCATGGTAGTAACCAAAGGTGTCTGTTAAACGTATAATGTTCAGCAGACACCTTTAATTTTAATCATTAAATATCATATTATGATAAAGAGACATAACGTTCTTGAAAATAAGGTAAAAGAGTTTATTTTAAGTACTTTAAATATTGAAGAATTGTATTGCTCTTATGATAGCACAACAATTGAAAATTTAAAGAAGTACAGTAATAAAAATAAACTATTTGAAGATGCTTGTTCGCCATTTTTAACACCAAAGGGAAACGAACGAAAAAATGAATTTGTTCTTAATTGCCCGTTATATAAAATTAACGATAGAATTGAATGTAAATCACAAATAAATGATTCCGAATTAATTCATCGTATTGATAGGGATTTAGATTCTATAATCCATATACATGAGGATAGATTGTGTATTATTCTTGATGGTGCTTATTTGTTGCCGTATAATCTTTTGATGTTAGCAAATAAAATCATTGAAAAGAAAATCCCAATGAACAAAATCTGGTATGGTAGTTTTGATGAATATTGTGAAATGATATGTGAAAAAATAAAAGTAGCATAATTTGTAACCTTTTCCCGAAGCAAACGTATAAGAAGTACAACAAATAAAAATTGATGTTATGAGCAAAGCAAAATTTATTACCGAAGTTACCGTAACTGACCCCGACACAAATTTACCTGTTGAGGTCGCAATTTACAAGCACGAAGGCGGTGGAATGTTTGGTGTTGATTCTTCATATCTTGACCAATGTGTTGACGAAGAAAACCCAAAAATACCTGACCCATTTTCAATGTCCGGTTGCTTTGTAGTCTACGTTGAACTCGAAGATTGATTCTTAGGTGTCTTACTTGTCATATTGTGTATTTAGGTTTGTACTTAGAAACCCTTGGTCAGTCAACCAAGGGTTTCGCTTTTTTGTTTATATTTGTAACTAATTTTAATTAAAAACGTATAAGAAGTACAAACACTTACAGCTATGACAAAGAAAGAATTTAAAACCAAAATTAGTGTTCATCACTACGGCAGACAGCGTGAATCAAAACTAATTGCAATCTTTTTTGATTGGTTGGTTGATGGTGTTCACTGTGGGTATAAGTATTGTGTATATGCCAGAGCAATGTTGGCAACACAAAAAGACCTTGAAAATGCTATCTATAAACTAGCAATCACGAATGAAGATGTTGATGAATACTATATTCAAACTATTGTTGCCCAAACTGACGAACAACGGTTTAAAGTGCCATTAATTTCTTCCGGTTTATATACACTAATTAAATACAAACAAGTGTAACTATTTTTAATTAAAAACGTATAAGAAGTATAACCGATAAATAATACGACAATGGCAACAAAAAAAGAATCAGGTGTAGTGCATTTCACAATCGGAGAAGATTTTGGAAAGCTATTAACCACAATCGCACAAGAGCATTTAATCTACGCAAATGACCCGATTAAGGCATTAAAAACGATTACTGATGGTCTTATAGGTATTCCGGTAGATATGGCTTTAAAAGTCTTAAAAGGTGACTTAATGCTTATGGTAGATACCGAAACACAGGAAGTTGTTGTTTGCTCACCAGATGAAAATCCAGAGTATTATAAAACCTATCCAAAGGTTAATGTTTTAGACTTCATGGAAAGACAAGCCAGAAAAGTGACTAAAGGTAGAAATCAACTTTTGGTTGGTTGGAATGAAGTCCAGAGAATGATTCGACGTTATAATAAAGTTATTTCGGTCACTGTTTATTATGAAGACGTTTTCAAATTCATTGCCGGAAATGACAAAGATTTATTGAATAGGTATCGTGAAAGTGAAGAAGTTGAATCTATTAAACAAATTATTGAAGTTACCAAAGCATTCATTCTGAAAACAAGCGAGATTGAAAAAACAATGCGTTGGATGATGATTAATTGGAAAGAGTTCGACAATACCGATAACTTCAATAAATATCAGGAATATTCAGGCGATGTTTATTCTGATAACATGGAAATTATGTTGACCATGCAGCAAACCCTAAACATGGACTTCGAGTTCAATGACGAACGTGATGCTAGAATTACAACATTCATTGAAAGCATGAGAGAAATTGAAGAAACAATCAGCAAAGGCATTGAACCTGTTAACATTATGGACAATTGGTCAGCAGGTTGGTTAAGTCCGGATTGTAAGTTCTATGGCTTGAACGGTGAAATTGCCAATATGTTGCACAATCAAATTGCAAGTGCTTTACAGGAAGCTGATGTAATTCCAATGTACGAGAATGAACGTGACGAAGAACATGATATGAAAATTAATCCCGATGCTTGGCTTGAACAACATGGTTGGGTTAAAATACATGGAAATAATATTAACTATGCCGGATGCCTGAATCATCATTTAGGCAAAGAGAATGTTCATATCAACGAACAACAAGTAATGTTGATTACCGAATACATTAGAGATTGTCATAAAGGTGTATTAAAACTAGGTTGGAAGATGCAACAAATGACACCAACAATGTTTCTAATGTACTTCAAACAAGATTTGTTCGCACTGAATAAAAAGTTTTTTGAGTACTAGGCAATGTACTGAATAATAAGGGTTACAGAAATGTAACCTTTTTTATTTAAAAACGTATAAGAAGTATAACCACAAAAATCAAATATTATGCTAGTAGATTTATTAGTTGATTGGAAGCAACAGCGTGTTGATGAAACCGACAACAATGACGGTAAACATTTTGGCATCTATACTTTTGATGTGCCGGAAGAAGAAATTGACACCGATGATATGTTTAATAATGACTTGGTTGGTGTTCAATGGTTTGAAACAAGAAAAGAACAAGAATTGAACTATAGGGAAGAACCATACACAAAAGAGTAACCTTTTTTATTTAAAAACATATAAGAAGTATTAACCGCAAATACAACAACAATGGATTTAAATAAACTTACTTGGGGAGAGAAAACAGCCATAAACGTTAAGATAGCTGATTTTTTAAAATGGGAGAAATCTACAAGGTATGCCAATGGATATCTAGCATTTAACAGGGATGAATATCAAGTAATGCCGGAAGAACTTAAATTTCACATATCTTGGGATTGGCTGAATACTGCCATTGAAGGCATTGAAGAAAAGATTGTATTTTATAATGCTGGTTACAAGCATGAAAACGTTGAATTCATTCAATCGTTTGAAGATATGCTACATAAAATATCTAATGGTCTTATCATAAAGAAATCCAAAGTTTTTGCAGCAACAGACCTTGAAGTAGTGCTTGATGCAGTTATTATTTTCATTGATTGGTATAATAAACTGTAACCTTTTTAATTAAAAAACGTATAAGAAGTATAACCACAAAATTCAAACACAATGGCAAAGAAAAAACATTTAACAAACAGAGACGTTCTAACCAAAATGGTAAAAGAACTTTCAGACGTAGATTTAGCTATGGTCAGAGAACGAATCATAGTAATTTGCGAGAAAACAATTAAAGATAAGGAAGCGATTACTAAATCAATGGAAAATGGCTTTCTTCATCCTGCCATATTTTTTGGTGCTGTTGAGAGAGCGTATGAAATTGTTAAATTTAAAGATGAATAGTTATGAGAAAAAAGTAACCTTTTCGAAACCCAAACGTATAAGAAGTACAAAGGGTGCGCAGAGATAAATATTAAGGAGTTAAGAACACACTAAAACCGGAAGGTATGAGAACAAGAGACCGACCCTGATGGGTAAACGAACGTAAAAAAACTTAATATTATAGAAAGTAATGAACTCGCTAAAGTTGCGTATTATGAAAACAAGAGATTCGCCCTAGAGGTAAAGATATATATTATACTTATTAAATAACCTGAAAAAATCTACGGGAACACCGAGGCACTAGTCACCGAGAAATCGCTGACAACTATGAATGGGGTCGCCGAGAAATCGCCGACCACCGAATGCCGAGAACCGCCAGCCAAGAGCAGTACGATAGCCGGAAATCTGCTGCCAATTATGGGCAATGCGGTCAAATATCGCCTCTTACCTGATAACCCGTAGTAAATGAAAACCGCACTAAATATGGTGCGGTTTTTTTTGTTTATATCTGTAACCTTTTCTAATTAAAAACGTATAAGAAGTACAAACCTTAAATATTGAAACAATGGTAAAAGATTTAATTTTCACCGAAGAAACCTACTACATTGGTAGAAACGGAATGGGTAAACAAAAGGGTATTGGTTTTACACGCAACATGAACACGATTCAGCTTGAACCAATCAACTCTAAAGGTCATTTATCAAATTGTGCTATTAACGTCCCAATCGACAGCATTCCGGCAATGATTGAAAGATTGAATGGTGTTTTGGAATATGAAGCTAGTTTCAAAATCAAACGAATCAAAGCCATTATTGACGAATGGGGTGAAACTACCTCATCAGAGTTAAAACTCAATGCTTCGCCATGTATTCAATCTTTTGGAAACGGCAAACTAAACCAATCGCAGTTGATTGAGGGATATCAACGTGATGGTGTTGTTATTGATTTCTATGCTGGTGAACAGCATATTTCAAGTCACGAATTGCCTTATGAAAAACTATCGTTTGATATCATTTGTCAGGTGGCTGAAATCATGGAAAAGTACTATTCAGATTGCTATGCTGAAACAATGGAAGAATAATAAAAAAGGTTGCAGAAATGTAACCTTTTTTAATCAAAAACGTATAAGTAGTATAACCAATAACACATATTAACATGAAAGAAATTTTAACCTTAGATTCAATATCGGAAGTTACAGGTAGTTGGATTATCCAATTAACTGAAAACATGAAAGATGTTGATATTACAAAATCAGCAAACCCGGGTTTTTGGCTTGAAAAACGCATTTCATTTGTTGGTAGAATTTACAATTGTGATGGTTTACCATACGTTAAATTCGAAGATAATAAAGGCGAGGTAATTGTATTGAACGGCATCTATTATTGTCATGGTGTATTTTCTGAGGAAGAATTTGTTGAATACTTCAATAACTATATGGAAGGTCATAAAGGCGAAAGATTTCACCGATTACTCACCAAAAAAGAATTGAAGTGGTTGCATAAACAATTAAAACATAAAAGATAACGGCAGGTGGGATGTATTATTCCCTGAAATAGAAAGACTGCGCAGACCATCTAAGAAATGGTGTAGAGGTTGGTTAAACCGTGACAAAATTAATCTATATCAAGCATTAACAGCATTTCAGGATACGCCAGAGATTTAATAATCGACCTTGAGATATGGCGATGTTGGTTTGATGAAATAAAGGTTGCAGAAATGTAACCTTTTTTATTTAAGAACGTATAAGTAGTATAGGCTGGGTAACACTAGGGTGCAGTAATCCACTCCTGCCCTAAACTCTAAACTTAGAATCATTCTAAATAAAACCACACTGTAACTATTTTTATTTAAGAACGTATAAGAAGTACAACCAATAAATAACACAATATGATTTGCATTATAATTGACCCTAGCAAAATGACCAAAGAGGTTAAGCCAAAAGTTGAAACGTTTGATGATTTGAAGCTTACAAATAGATGTAATGATACTATGAAACGTTATTTATATTTTTTATATTGGCATCATGGTTATTCGATAGCTAAACTGAAACAAGCATTCCCAGAATACATAGAACAATAATATGCCAACAATATACTCATCCAATAGAAAGCATTTAGCTAAACAAAGAGAAGCTAAATATATTAAACCTAAAGAACCTCAAACTGAAACATTCTCATACGTGCCAAAAAAGAAAAGTAAGAAATAGTTTTTTAATTAAAAATGTTTATCTTTGTTGTAACCTTTTTAAATAAGAAACGTATAAGAATCATAACCATTTAACTTTTGACACATGAACGATTTAATTTTCTCAACTGTAGGTAACGCAATCAAACAGACAGGTTTTGCATATTTAGGTGGTGTTAACACATCAGCTAAATTGATTAAAAACCAAAAGGTTTCGAATAACCTTACTTACATTTTGTACCTTGCTCCGGCAATGGAATCAGGCTATAATGTATGCCCTAATTCAACTCCTGAATGCCGTTTAGGTTGTTTAGCTACTTCCGGTCATGCCGGAATGGAAATCATATCCAATAAGAGTGACAGAATTAAAATGTCACGTATTAATAAGACAAAATTGTTCTACGAAAACAATCTGTTTTTTATGGCATGGCTTGTAGCTGATATTAAGCTGAAACAAGCCAAGGCAAAAAAACTGGGTTTTGATTTTTCTGTTCGTCTCAATGGTACGTCTGATATTGATTGGCAGAACGAAACCTTTAACGGAAAGAATATCTTTGAACACTTTCCCGAAGTTAGTTTTTATGATTATACCAAAAATCCGGCAAAGTTCGCTCACAAAGCTGCAAACTATCATCTGACTTTCAGCTATTCAGGCAGAAATACTGAAACTTGCAAAAAGTTATTGGATAGAGGTTTTAATATTGCTGTTGTATTCAACATCAAGAAAGAAACTGAACTACCCAAATCGTTTATGGAATATCCGGTTTTAAATGGTGATTTAACCGATTTTAGACCAAATGACGGCAAAGGTGTTATCATAGGCTTGAAATGGAAAAAGATTGCAAATAAAGCCAATAATGACGCAATTAAGAACAGCGTATTTGTTGTTCAACCCACAGATGAAAGGTGTGGGTATTAAACAATAATAGAAAGGTTATAGATTGATTTCTGTAACCTTTCTTAATTTAAAACGTATAAGAGTTATAACCACAAAATTAAACACAATGGCAAAGCAAAATTTTAGCGAAAGATACGACCAGCTTGAAGCTGATGTTGAACTTGCATTAAAAAAAGCAATTGAGGAAAGCAAAGTTGAATCTAAACACATTAACGAAAACTGCATTCCGGTAAATATATTTGGTTATAAGGAATTAGTTATCATTAATGATAGGTTAACATTCTTAGATAAAGAAGGCTATCATAACTCTCTTTATGCCGATTGCACAATAATTGATTTGATTGATATCATTAACCAATTAGATTAAACATTTTTAAATAAAAACTATTATGAAAGAACCAAAAGTAACATTCAAAAAAATCAAAACGTTTCGGGGTATGGAAGGTATTGGCTTAAATGCTGATATGTACATTAATGGAGTGTTTTGTTATTTCATTATTGATTCCGGTGATGGTGGTCAAATGGATTTTCAGCCAAACATTTTTGAAAAGAACACTGAAAAGGTAATAGAGCAAATTAAATTGCTTAATGATTATGTTGCTACATTGCCGGAGAAAGAACTGCCTAGCAGTCTTACCAAAGGAGAAACGTTCAAAATTAAAGTTGATTTGGAGGTCTATGTTAATGACTTACTTCTCGAACTTGAAAATGAAAAGCATAAAAAGAAAATGCAGAAACTCATGGAAACCTGTATATTGTTCGGTGCACCTGACGGTTTGCAATATAGTTTCTATAACTACAAACAGCCATTGTTCACGTTTTCAACCAATGTACTGCAAACACTTGTTAATCAAATTAAACGCAAGCATTGTACAAATGAGATTGTTATCCTGAATACTAACCTTGAAAAATACGGTGTGGTGATTTAATCACCGCAAACTATGCGGTGAATGTACACAATATTCACCGCATATGTTTTTAATTAAAAATATAACTACTATGTACACAACAGAATTAGCAATAAGGTCAGCTATTAATGTAGCAAGAGAAAAGAATGTTAAAGGAAAGCTATTAAAAGAAATTGACGAAGATAGCGACTTCTCAGATGGTGACCCTGAAACAATATATACAATTGCTTCATACACATCACAATTTGTTGAAGATAATGATGTCGATACTGCTCGTGATATGATTGAAGATGCATTAGGTGAAATATATCCTGATTTAGTGTAACAAATGCCAATGTACAAACGTATAAGTTAATACCATTTAATTATTAACTATTTAAAATTCAAGATTATGGCAGCAAAAGTTTATAATGTTCCGGAAGGTATTGAAGTGCCTCAGATTAATTTCGCTAACTACAATTATGCTGAACACACAAAGAAGATTGAAGCGTTCATTGAGCAGGTAAAAAATCACGTGATTAAATTAGGATGGGTGGGCGAACACGTTGGGGAGATAATTGATTTTCCTGTTGCTGACGGCAAAGCAATGTACATGGTTTTTGATTTAAAACCCGTTAGACTTATTCATCTTCCAATTGATGATGCATGGACATTTCAATATGTTCACTTGTTAACCAAGAAAGAAGTACTTGAAAAAATTGCTCAACGAAAAGCATTGAATGAAATGTTTGCTAAACGTAGAGCAAATAAATCGTAATGTACAAATAACTGCCTCCTGATTGTAACAAATCGGGAGGCTTTAACGTATAATGTACTATAACCAAAAAAATAAACACAATGGAAAAGAAAAGATTAGAAGTTGCTGCATTATTAACCGAAATGCACTTCAACAGAATGGACACTCCTTCAAATTTTGATGAAATTGTTGATTATTGTCTTGAAGATATTAACGAAACTGCTGATGCCGTTAATTGGACTTCTGAAGACGTTACAATCGCATTCCGCAGATGGATTGAAAGCAAGTCTATTGCCAATGTACAACCGAAAGAAAATCTGTATTTCGAAATTGTTGCTCAAGGCTACGATGAAGAACTTCAACGTGAACAAATTCAAATTCATGCTGGCAAAAACGGCAATGTGTTTTTAATTAAAAATGATGATGGCTTTATTGTTGATGTTTACAATCAAAACGAAAATATTGACTCAATGCCTATTTGGGAAGATGATTTAACTCCGGAAGAAGAAGATGATGCAGATGTGGTGTTTGACTTCTCTTACCCAAAAGTTATGGCATTCATCAAGAAATGGGGTAGAAGCGAAGAAGAAGTATTTATTGAGCTTGAACTCGATGCAGATTCGGAGAATGCTAATGATGCAATGTGCGAAGCATACTTTTGGGAAGATACCAACAAAGTTTGGATTCCTAAGTTATATCCATTGTACAATGAAGAAGAACAAGCTATTGCAGATTATTTACAACAGCCTGTAACCTAATTGAATTTAAAACGTATAAGAAGTATAATTAATAAAACTAATACGATGAGCCAACGACAAGACCTAATTAATCAGATTCTCGCAAAATATGATGGCGAGGAACACGATGAGGAAACACTAGAAGCCCTCGAAGAATTAACAATCAACGATTTAGAACAATTGTTGAATGGTGTTGATGAAGAACAAATCTTTTAATTAAAAATATTATAATGAGAAAAGTTTACATTACCAAAAAAACAATCCAGTCATTTTTTGACCGTCACATCAGCAAACATCAAACCAAAGAAGAATTCAAAGCTGATGCTAAAGTAGCTTATGATGAGCTGGCTAAGAATCCAGAGGAAAACAAAAACCAAATGAGATTCTATTCGAAAGTAATTGAATGGCTTTAACCACTTAAAACACAACAACATGGAAGTACCTGTATTCATTCAGAACATTAATTGGGAACTGTTGAAAGAACAGAAACAATCACTGATTGCTGTAATTTCAGAGTATGATAATGATTACCCTAAAGAAGCAATAGTTATCAAAGAAAGATTGAAACATATTGAAGGCATATTAAACTTAATTGATGCCTTGCAAGACTTTGCCGTAGAAGAAATGGGTATTGATGAGAAACTCGTATTCAATCTATCTGATGATGGTGAAGAACCAACTGAAAGTGAGTATGATATATTTGCCAATGCAAATGCTGATATCATCTTTTCAATGCATATTGAGGGTTCGTCCTTGTATGATAATGAAACCATGTCTAAAGAATTTATCGAATCAATTGTTGATGATAAGTCACACGCAGATATCATTAAGATAATCATCAGAGATACAATTCTGAATGATTTGGCTTCAAATCCCGATTCGTTTTCCCGTGATGAGAATGGTAACTTAACATATGATGTAAGCATGTATGATTATGGTTATGAAATCGAAACCTACTGTGAGAAAATTTACAATCAGCGATTCCCACAATCTAAAAAAACATATCGGGTTTGCCCTCATTGTGGTAGCAAGAATGTTCAGCAAAAAGCTTGGACTCGTCCAAATGAAAACAACAAGTTTGTTGATTATCCGGAAGGTGATGATGGTAACGATTTTTGGTGTGACGACTGTGAAGAACATGGTGTGTTTATATCATCTGAAAATCTTGTTGGCTTTCAGGTTGTTGATTCTGATAACAACATTCATCCAAAAATGGACGCATCATTCTGTTTGTACAATCGTACTCAGGCAATTGAAATGATTGCTAATAGCAAGAAATGGAAATTGTTGGCTATCATGGATGGTGATGTTGAAGAACCTACGCTAATGTTCGAAGGCAATCCGTTACATTAGCATCAATGTACATAATATAAAGTAAAAGGTTTGGTATTTATACTAAACCTTTTTTTATGGATATAGATGTATTCAGTTCTTATTTAAAAAAGGACAAGTTCAAAAACAAGATTCAGGAATTGAATCTATCTCAATGTACGGATGAACAGGGATTGTACATATGTTTACAATCAATTGTCATCAAAAAATCACAAAGAAATAAAGGTTATGGTTCAGCAGTATTGTCCGAGATTATTAAGTACGCTGAGATACATAATGTTCGAATCATTTTACACGTTACCAATGCACATGGATTAGAACTAAAGAAATTGTATGGCTTCTACGGCAAACATAATTTCTTTTTAATTAAGAATGATAAGGAAGGTAAAATGATATATAAACCAAAAAAAGTTAATAGTCATTGTAACCTTTTAATAGCTTAAACGTATAAGAAGTATAATTTGGGTTCATAGCGGAATTGGTAAACGCACACTAATGACAGTGCACTTTGGTTGTTAGTATCTCGGTCTTAATTAGGTTAACATGATTAGGATTGAGTTGGAGGTTCGAATCCTTCTGCGCCCACAAAATTAAATGCTGGTAGGAAATTCGGGTAGTTAGTAAACTAGGCGTTGCCGGATTCAAAGTTTGGAAGATGCATAAGAAGAACGGAGATGAAAGTATATATTCTAGTATGAAGGCGAATAATGGTCGTGAATCCCGATACCTCAGAACAAACTATGCGCATGGAATGTTCAGGGTTTGAAAAGTTTTCGAGTAACTATGCCAGTGCGAGAAATCCAACCGTTGAAATCGATTAAGTTCGGGAGAAACATAGCTGTATTGGTGTATAGTAACATGGGAGCAACCCTCCAGAGCCAGCGTAACGAACTGGGTACAGTGACAGTGACACTCCAATCGGCAATGGTCATTCAGAGGTTGTACGTCCAACCATGACGACTGAATGTGAATGGTGCTCTTTTTTATTGTGAAGCGGAATACGTCCGAGTTGCGATAATTATAGAGCACCATTCTTTTTTGTAACCTTTCCGGCAACAAAACGTATAAGATATTGTGAGAATAGTTTAAGTTTGTGCAGAGCAATAAAAACATGGGAAACCTCGTTAGTTTCAAATATGGTGAATTGACATCTTCTCACATCATAACCTCAAATTCAAACACAATGACAACTCTAACACCGGAACAAATAATCAACGGAAATAAGGATATTGCTAAATTAATGGACAAAGCGTTTCATGAAAGAAGTTATGCATCGCAATCTAGTCCAACAGTAAAATATGTTCCACACGTATCTGAGCTTAAATACCATTCATCTTTAGATTGGTTATTGCCAGTTCTCGAAAAGATTAAAACACTTGGAGCAGATGTTGAAATTAATTTAAATGGTATGCTTGAAAAAGTAGAAGTATTCCATAGTCATGTTTCAATTCGTTATTCATTGACACTCATAAATATGTTAAAGGATGAGGGTTTTTTATATTCAAAAACATATTATATAAAAGATAGAACAGTGATTGAGGCAGCTTGGCTTGCCTGTGTAGAGTTTATTGAATGGTACAATAAACAAGAAAATTTGTAACCTTTCAAGATTCAAAACGTATAAGAAGTATAACCACAAAATACAAACACAATGAAAACGAATTGGAGCACACCGAAAACAAATTATCTTGCAGCATTAAACGATTTACGCAAAGCTTTGTCTTATGGCTATTCTGCGAGGCTGGTTAAGATGCGTAACGAAGATTGTGACAATCCAATAAGGATTTTAACTAAAAACTTGGACTGGCGTGCTTATGAATCATCAGGTGCATATATGCGCACAAGAAGCGAGATTCTTGCTGACAAAAGTATGTCTGAACAAGAAAAAGAAATAACACTTAACTATCACGGTTGCTTTGGAACACAGGAAGCTGTTGACAAATACTATGAGACTGGCGAGGTATCTGCTGACAATTTTAAAGGTATAGGTAGGTTTCATTTGGTTAAGGTCAAAGATATGGTTGAGTTCTGGGAAAAACTAGGCAATCCTAAAGATAAAGAAAGAATTGCGATGTTTAAACGCCAATACATCACGCTTGAAGATGCAGAACAAAGGCATTTCTATCAGACTATTCGTCTCAAACGTGATAACAGCAAACACGTAGTTAAACAATTCAAACGTAAACTTTGGGTGGTTGCAGTAGATGAAAAAGATGAAAAGGTTAAAATACCGTTTGGAGTTAAAGTTTTGAATGTGTTCTATACACCATTAAAATACATTCCTAAGCATTCAGTGCTGCGAATGAAAGAGTATAATTTACATACGTTCAGAGTTGGTGGAGTAGTAAACGGTTATTCAGTTGAATTTCATATACCAAAGAAATTCAGTTTTAAATAAAAATACTTCGGGTTCTTCCTATGAACCCAATTTGTAGATGTTGTTTGTGTTTATTATTGGTTATGTGCCGATGGGAGTGGTTACCCATCGGCTTTTTTATTTTATGCAATGTACAAGTATCACAATACTGGCAATGTACGTTTAATATCGCCGAAATATCACAATCCTGTAACCTTTTTAAATTAAGAACGTATAAAAACTATAACCAACAATACAAGCACTATGGAACGCAACAACATCATTAATTTCGTTAATCTAAACTCATATTTTGACTGTGAAAACTGTGAGGACAATGATGAAGCATTAGAATTTTCGACAAGAGAAAATGGTTCAGTTGTAAACGAAAAAGCTTCAAGCATTGACATACTTGAAGGACAGCAATTAGTTGAGAAGCTATTAAAAACATTCCCCAACATTACTGCTAAATTAGATGTTGTTGATGAATGGGTTTTAATATTCGTGAGCGATGCTGTTGAAAAAATCGATTTGTTTAGTTATACCTTTGTTAAAGATATTAACAATAGTGGGTTTAGCCAAAGCTTCGACGACATGGATGCACTTATCAAAAGATATGGTGATTGGATTGATGTTAATTGGGATGAAATTAAAACCCATGTAGAATCTATTGAATCCTATCCCAAAGATAATTTCAATGGTTGGTATAGCTCAAATAGGTTTTTAATTAAAAAAGCTGGTGAGTCCGGTAATACTTGGGGTTACAATTTCTATATCATTAAAAATAAAAAATCTAAATAGGTTACAAATTCTGTAACCTTTTTATTTAAGAAACGTATAAGAACTATATGCCGAGGTCTTTCGAGGGTGGTGGTTATAATCCACACCTACCTTATATTCTCATAATTTAATATAATTATCGTTATAGACACAAGTGTTTAAATTCGAAAGTCGATTAGTTTTTATTTAAGAATGGTTGATGTATTGAAACTGAATCTTCTTTATTTAAAATTTGTTTGATTATTTTGTAACCTTTTATATCTTCGCAACGTATAAGAAGTACACGAGCAACAAATTTATTAACCATTAATCAGTTTAATTATGGAAATCAATTTACATCTGTTAGGCAAGCAAGAAATCGAATCAACAACAGCACAAAAGAAAATGCGGTTATCAGAACACGCATCTTCAATGGTGTTTCAGTTATTCACCAAAAACGTATATTCCAATCCTATTGGTACAGTCGTGCGTGAAATCACATCCAATTGCTTTGATAGTCACGTTGAAGCGGGAGTGAACTTTCCGGTAATAGTCCGTAAAGGTTTTGAACCGGAGAGCGAAATGCATTACATATCATTTATTGATAGCGGTGTAGGTATGTCACCTGACAGAGTTGAAAATATCTATGGCGTTTACTTCGAATCAACCAAACGTGTTGACAATACACAAATCGGTGGCTTTGGTATCGGTGGTAAAACCCCATTAGCTTACAAACGTTCAACAGGTACAGGTGACCATGAATACGATAATAGCTTTTACGTCATTACCAACTATAACGGTACACGTTACTATTATATGATGTACGAAGGTCAGGACGCACCAATCATCAGCCTATTGCACGAAGAACCAACAACAGAACGCAATGGTACAGAAGTACGAGTACCAATCTTATTGTCAGATTTACCGAACTTCGCCAAAGAATGTGTGCGCCAGTTATACTACTTCGAGAATGTCATTTTTGAAGGCTTTGAGGAATTTGAATCCATCAAACGTTATTCAGATATTCTCGTAAACGAATATCAGATTGTACGTGCCAAAAACTTCCTATTCAGAGGCAATGATTATCATGATTACGCTCACGTTTGCTTAGGCAAAGTAGCATACCCAATTGATTTTTCCACACTTGGCTTATATTCAAATGATTATCAACTACCAATTGCATTAAAACTTGAAATAGGGGATGTTAATGTAACTGCATCACGTGAAAGCTTGGATTACAGTAAAACAACAATAGCTATGTTAATTAAAAAGCTTGACATGGCAAAAGCTGAAATCAAAGAAATGCTGGTCAAACAATATGAAAATGTTGTGAGCCTTAAACAGTACTTTGAACTGAAAAACGATTACGGTAAATTGGAATTCAGCAATGGTAGAACAATTTATGTTGGTAATCTGATTAAACAATCAGAAATTGATTTGTCCAATTTCAAGTATAGTTTTATGAAGATGCCGAATGATAAACAGTTGTTCAGTCTGTTTTTCAATGTACAGTCTTATGGCGAACCGAAAAATAAAAGACGTTGGAGTAGCGATAATACTTCATTCGAAGGTAGCTATAAAGAAATCCGTACTAAAAGGAATGTAGTTTATCTTGAAGAAGGTTCAGAGTTTCAACGTAAGATTTTGAAATTCGCTTACCTGAAATCATTAACAAGAAATGGTGTGTTCCATATTGTTTCACCAACCAACCTTGCATATACATTCAGGCTTTCTCAAATTTGCGATATGTTCAATGTACACTTGGATAGTGTGATGATTAAGAACGATGATGGAACTTGTGAAAGATTGAATCCGTTTATTGAATCATTGATTGAAATGCAAAATGAATATTTCGATATTGTTCGTGAGAACTTAGAAAATTATGATACATTGGAAGTGCCGGAAGAATTTATCCTTTCGAGAAAAAGAGGTTCAATGCTTACCGAAGATATGAAGAAAAAAACAATTCCTGCTTCATTCAACGGTGGCACGAGAGAACGTGTATTGTTACAGGATTTATTTAAAACCAATGCAACTATTTTCTATGGTACACAGGACGATAAACATTTATTAGGAAGGGCGTATAACTATTTCTCCCAATTGTTCAACAGGAAAATGTTGATTACTGGCTACAACGAGTATCATAATTATTTCTCCCATTATGATTGTTCACACGGAGCAAAAAATCAACCTAAAGGTGGTGTAATGTTCATCCAAATAGCCGTCGGAAATCTCAAATACATGAAGTACTGCAAAAATGCTTACCATGTGTCTGAATTTAAACATCGAATGGCTTACAGGAAATTCGATGTTATTGAAAAATCAGCTAAAATCGAATTATTTAGCGATAAGTATTACAGCATATCAGACTTCTATCGTGATAGGAATTTTGTTAAACTGAACGAAACTTGGGGTAATGTGATTATTGATATTGATAATTATATGAACTCATTGCCAAATGACAGCAAAGTTGATGTATACAGCAATCGTAGTGCAATATCAACCTACTTTGATATTAGTTCAGTTAAGGTGGATAAGGTTCACAATGAGATTTTGGCTAAAATCGAAGATATTAAATTCTTAGAACGAGTCAATAGTGATGTACTCAAATACATTTATTACGACAGATATTCAAGATTTTCAGATAATGGACTTCTTAAGATACTTAAAAAAGTTATGGTGTTTTAACGCCATAACTTTGTAACCTATTTAAATTTAAAACGTATAAGTTAGTACAAATAAATTATTCAGAGTATGAAAAAGATTAACGTAATTAAAGTAGGCAAAACCCTTAACATTTCAATTGATGGTAAGCTGTACAAAAAGGTTTGTTCAACCGATACCGAAGCAAACGAAATTTTCAGGGAAGTGCTGAAAACCAAAGAAAATCCTACCGACGATGCTTTAAAGCATTTGCGTGTATTGGTTAACGAAAAAACCCGCACTCTCTACATGGTTGGCTTGAAGGAACTTGAAGCCGATATCGAAAACGGAGAAGTATATCTCGCAGGATTCAATACTCCTGTTCCAAAAGCATTGGTTGACATCATCAAAGAATACCATGAAAATGGATTCCCATTGAAACCAATCTTGAACTTCTGGAAGCTGTTGATGATTAATCCCGACACTCGTGTACGTACCTCACTGTTCGATTTCATTTCGAAACACGATTTCGTTCTGACCGACAAAGGTTATATGTTGGTGTACAAAGCAGTTTACCGGAAATCTGATTATACCAAAGAAGAAGTTAAACCGGAGGTCAAACTTGCTGAAACATTCATCGAATTTGTCAGTACCAAATACCTGTATGTTAAATCACAATGGAAATGTTCTCCGAACAAATATGTGGTTTACAAAACAACCGAAGGTAAGCTTGAAATCACTAAAGCCACTACTGCCGAAACATGGAACGAAAAAGAAAAAGGCGTTGAAATCTTAGGCAAACTTGGTGACCTGTATGCAGCATTGGTTACTGCCGATAACAAAAAGGCTGATGAGGAACAAACTCCAATCAAAGTTCAGTACACCGATATGCACAGCAAAACAATGACCATTGAACTTGGCGTGCCTTGTCAAAAACCTCGTAGCGAATGTGATGGTGACCCCGAAATAGAATGTTCATATGGATTGCACGTTGGTGGAACTCGTTATGTTGAAAACTATGCTAACAGAGGTTCAGTTATTCTTGCGTGTTTGGTTAATCCTGCAAACGTAGTAGCTGTTCCGAAATATGACCATTCAAAAATGCGTGTGTGTGAATACTTTCCATATGGAGTAGCTAATTTTATTAATAGTAAGATTGAAATCATTGAAAGCAAGTACTTTGAAGATGATTACGCTACCTTTGAACAGAAAGAACTTGAAGAAATGGTTGCTAAAGTTAGAGCAAATGAACTACCTATTCAACAAGCAATTAAAGCTGAAAAAGAATCACGTCCAATGTCCGAATTATTAAAGATTGTAGAAACAAGAATATTTGATGTTTCATAACATAATTTAATAATCACCTTTTTAAAATTTTCCTCGTATTTATATTAAATAATATGAGGAAAATTTTGACTATGAAAACAAACGATGAAAAAAAAGAGTATCAAAAAAAATATCGGTTAGCTAATAAAGAAAAATTAAAGCAATATCGTATTGATAATTGTGATAGAATTAGAGAGAAACGAATTGAATACGATAAAAAGAATAAAGAGAAAATCAAGCAGCAACATATTGATTACAAAAAAACACACGCTGATGAAATATCTTTATATCAGAAACAATATGCAGCTTTAAATAAAGATGCAATAAAAAATTACCCATCAAATGCATCTGAAATTAGAAAAGAAGTGTATAAAAGCTATCGAATTAATAATAAAGATTCTATACGAAATCGAAAATATGTGAAAAATTATGGCATTACTCTTGACCAATATAATAAATTGTTCGACGAACAAAAGGGTTGTTGTAAAATATGTGGCACACACCAAGATGAATTAGATAAAAAATTGGTTGTTGACCACTGCCACGAAACAAATATTGTGAGAGGATTGTTATGTGATAAATGTAATAGAGGTTTAGGTCATTTTAATGATGATGTAAATTTATTACAAATAGCAATTAAATACTTAATACATGATGACGATATTGCCTCTGAATAATTAATATTGCCATTATTTTTATAAACCCTTGAACCTTAGTTGGTTTGAGGGTTTATTTTAAGTGTTACTTTAATTGTAACAAATCCGGATGTACAAACGTATAAGTATTGTAATGTACAAGTAATATGAAAACAAGCAGTGATTATCTACGAGAATATAATGAGGCACAGAATGAAGTTAAACGTCTCGAAAATGAAATAAGCGAAAGACTATTAAAACTATCAGTTATGCGTCCTAATGTGGTTATATTGAAACTCAATGGCGTTGATATCTATGCTAAAGGTTTAACTAGATATTATATCGACAATCTTCCTGTTGAAACCAGAATCCAATACATTCGTATAATCGAAGAAGCAGTTGCGAGTGAAGCTACTTTTATTCAAGGTAAACTTTTTAATTAAAACAAGATGAGAAGGATAAGTATAGAAAAAAAACGAGAATTAGAAGGTAGTGTCGGTTGGATGATGATGGCTCATGATGGACGTTTATTGTGGCTTAAAAGCTGTAAAATCGAAACCAAAATCGAAACACCAACCCCAACATTCTGGGTTAGAAATCCTGAGCCAGTTGAGAACATATATCTCACAGAAATCAAATTATTATCCTATAATGAAGATGGGAAATTCCTCGGCACATATGATTATGACGCAGCATATGAAATCATAAAATATAACGACCTATACGCCATGCGTGGTAAATGGCATAGACTCAAAGAACAACTTAAGTCATTTGGTCTTGAAGTCATTCATCAAGATGAACCTAAAAGATTTGAAAATCAAGAAGTTGAAATCAAATAATTAAACCAATACTTTAAGACTATGGAAGCAATATTAAAAAGAGAAAAACGTCGCAAGACAAAATTATTTACCAAACTTTACTACACATTAACAATCATTGGGATTGTGAGTTTTTTTGCAATGATGCTAATGATTATTACTGTTGAATCCCTTAAAACATTTAAATCAAGAATTACAATAATGCCTTGCATAATGGCGTTTATATTGATTCTTATTTTTGCTGGGGTGGTTTTTGGCATTTTTGCCCAGACTAATGGTCAGGATTTGTTGATATATAAAAAGAAAATCATTTTGTATCGTGCCTATAAAAACTTTAACTACGTCGTCACATTATTAAGTAATAAAGAATATCAAAAAGCTATCAATTTTTACAATTCAATGCAAACCTCCGGAGTTAAAAATGATTTATATCTATATCTCGTTGCTGTACTTAAAACTGGAATGACTGAGAATGTGGAAATGGTTGAAAAAAATCACATTGCAATGATTGACCAATTTAATCCTGATAAGGTTTTTAATTAAAAACTATGGAAAAACAATACCCGCATTACAGAATATCTACCAAGGGTAGAAAATATTCACCAACACCAGTCGTTCGTGTTGACATGGATGAGAACGGCAAAGAAATTGAAACCATTGTACTTGTCTCTAATCTCAAGAAGAAACAAGGCGATGCAATGAGTGCTGCAGTTGTGGAATACTTAAATTCTTGCGAAAATGTTCGCAGAGATTTTGGAGTTGACATTTTAAAACAGTAAGTTTGCGCCATGAATGCATTGTTTATTGTAACACTGGTTTATTTAATGCTAGGCTTACTCGCATTTTTATTAACTATTGCTTGGGAAGGCAACTTCTTTATCAAATATGTGGTCAAGCAATTTAATACTGTAAACGATTTCAATAAGTTCATGTTGTTCTATTGGTTAATCCCAATTATTATATCGATAATCATAATCATTATACTATGAAGAAAATAAATTACATTAAGGGAGACGCAACCAAACCAATAGGTAATGGGAATAAAATAATAGCTCACTGCTGTAATGATTTGGGTGGTTGGGGATTAGGCTTCGTGATTGCCTTAAGTCGTCGCTGGGACGCTCCGGAGAAAGCATACCGTGCAATGTCCAAGGATGACATGGTGCTCGGCAATGTACAGTTCGTCGATGTTGAAGACGATATCGTAGTCGCCAATATGATTGGTCAACACCAGACTTGGTATGAGAATGGTATACCTCCAATCAGGTATGATGCAGTGAGAGAATGTCTGATGAAAGTGAATGAACATGCTGTCGCCAATAACGCTACAATCCATTGTCCACGCTTTGGCGCAGGTCTTGCCGGAGGTGATTGGGATACTATTGAGAAAATCATTGATGAGACAATTACTGTTGATGTAACCGTATACGATTTTAATTAAAAACATTATGGAAACATTTATTGATTTTATTGTAGGTACTTTAGCTATAGTATTTATAATCTCAGTTCTGGTCTTAATTGGATGGATTGTTGTTAAGCTTGGCATTAGTGGCATTGGTAAAGATAAAGAGAGATTGCGCCGTGAATTAACCTCAGAATTCACTTGGGAAAATTGTGCTGCTCTAGCTTTTGTTGGAATATATAACATAATTCGATTAATAATACTCTCAGTTGTTGTCTACGGCATATATGTTATTATTTCAATTTTTGGCGGTTTAATATTGAATAAGTAATGAGCAGGATAACTACATATAAAGATAATCGATTAACGATTGTTGAAGGTTATGACCATATGCTTGGTGTTTTCCTTCAATTATTCGATAATGAAATGGAAGATGAAACTCCTGAAGGTGAAGGTCTGGTTCTAGACCATTCAAGATTGTTCGGGTTCGAAATCAATCGTACCGGGATACCTAACTCTGATGGTCTTGTGAAGATTGTACAAGATTACCTTAAAGAACATGGTGACCCAGAAGTATATTGTAATTACTTTTAATTAAAAACAAATATGGAATTCAAAGATGTTATTTTAGAAAAGATTCCCACGATGTCATATACTGACTTAATGGAAATCCAAACAGCCATTGAGTTTAGTCTCAATAAAGATAATATACGTGAGAAAGCAATAGCTTTAATCAAAAACGGACAAATTCTTCAGGCAGTTAAATGGGTGAAAGAATGTACGGGATGGGGATTGAGAGAAAGTAAAGAATATGTCGATAGTCTCCGGGATGCTTTAAAAAATAATTCAGAAGATTAATTTGGTACTTCGGATAAGTTTACTTACCTTAGCTCCCAAATATTCATTACTATGGAAGATATACCTCAATTCATTGTCCATGATTTCGGTTTGCCAAATCATCAGGAAGAATTAAAAACTGCAGAAGATAGTCTCAATGCCTTAAAACTTAGACTCGTTGCAGTTATTGTTAATGAAACAATCAACGACAAATTACACGAAGAACTCTTTGAAGCTACCTTCAAAATCTTAGATTACGTCGGAAGATTGTCCATCCCGTGCTTTAAAGTTAATTACGAACTTGAGAGAATGTACGTTAATAAGTACCCCCACTCTCCGGCATTAGCTAAAAAACTCTGGCTTGACCATTACGAGTCAATCCATCGTCCTTACAACCTTATTAAAAACCGTTGCTTCAGGACTATCAATGATATCGACCAAGCTTACCGAAACAAGTTTGATAAACAACCCCCTAATTGGAATGACTCAATCTACGACGAGCAATCCCCAACTTTCAAATCGTAAGCAAATCACCCTCGTAAGTTCTTATTTAAAAAATGCCCTTACTAGTTGTCGATACTTTTAATTTAAAACTTATTCATTAATCTTAATTAAAAATCGTTATGTTCACATTAATTATTGCCGTTCTTGTTGGCGTTTTAATTTTCGCCGTTTTATTTGCTCTGGGGTTATTATACTCTTCATTATCGTGGGGTGTTGTATTATGGTGCTTCTGGGACTGGTTCTTAATTCCAGTATTCCCAACCGTACCTGAATTAGGCTACTGGAAAGCCGTGGGTCTGATGTTTGTCATCGACTTGTTTAAGAATCAGGTCTTCCATCCACAACCTACATTCAAACCTGAATTCGTTACAGATGACGGTAAAAAATCACAAATGATTGCTACCTATATCTCACCTTGGGTCGTTTTATTGGTCGGACTCTTTATACAATGGTTCATTACCATCGTAAGCTAATTTCTGTTGTTCATATATTTTTTTTTTGAAATGTCCTGCGATATTATCGTGGGGCATTTTTTATTTAAGATTGTCCGACACTAAATGTCCACGAGAATGTCCGGGAGAATGTACAACACCTATTGTACGAGAGATGATATTATGTTAGATTAAAAATAACGATTAACATATTAACTAGAATGTCCAAGTTAATGTCCGGATAGCTAATATAATAACTAATGTCCATACTCATAATGTACGAGCATTTTGTAACATTTATAATTAATAAACGTATAAGTTATAAAGTATTAATATTAATCTAAAATATTATCTATGTGTGATATTAACTTCAATAAAAAGTCCAACCGTAAGTCAGGTTATAAAGTAGTCGCTGTCGATAGTGACAATAACGTCTATTCAATATTCACAGGACAAATGTATAAACAAGGTATGGTCGAACCACCACCAGATAGAGCAAAACCTATTACCGAATGGAATTCCGAATTGCATAGCAAATTATTGCGAAATTGCTTTTTCTATAAAAATGTATATGTTGGGCATACCTCAGTCTTTATCAATATGAAAGACGCTAAATTACTCTTTAATAGATTTGAAATTCTTAATAAGAAAGAACAATATAAATTAAAAATAGCTAAGTTCACGTTCGCCGGAAACACATTTATTGGTGAATATCAATATTCGTTTTTCCAATCAAATCTTAATGTCATCGCTGGCAATAATATAGAATCAATCGAAATCTTAAATTAAAATCATATGTGCAATATTAACTTCAATAAAAAGTCCAAATGTAAGTCAGGTTATAAAGTATTGGCTCAAGAAATTGAATCTGGTAAACTATACTCGTCATTCACCGGACAACCATTTAATACAGGTGCTGTCCCTAAACCACCTGCTTACTGTAGACGATTAAGCAATTGGAACTTTCTTCTCGATTCTCACTCATTAATAAGTGCTGCTTTTTACAATAAAGAATACGCTGGGTTTTCCTCAGCATTCAGAAACAAATCAAATGCACAATCCCTTATGAATACTTTGGGGAGCGCATCTGAAAACTATACTCTGGTAATAGCTAAGATAACTTTCTCTGGCGATACTTTCTCTGGCTATTATGGTAATCTCGATAGTCATGTTATTGCTGGCAATAATATCGAATCAATTAAGGTTTTATAATTTTTTATAAAATCGATTTTCTAAAAAAAATATTATGGAAAGAGAATGCGGGTGCGGGGCATACGTTTTCTCTTTTTTTTATTGTTTTCCTCATAATTTTTATCGATAATCAATAAACTCTCCCTATATTAAATATAAACCATAATATTCCAGCGTGTAATTAGTTGATAATCAACGCTCCTATTAATGTGTAAAAAAGTATAAAAATTTACATTTATTTGCGTTTATAGTACACATAAGTACAGGTTATTATTATATTAAATTTATATCAATATTATCATCATATCATATCGATATTATCATCATATCATATCGATATTAAAGTGATATCACTGGTAGGTACTGGTGGGGTTTAAATTATATATTCTTTATGATTGAGACAGCCATTAGAATAATATTCCCAATAGCCACTGCATTGACCATTATTATAATTTCCTTTATATGTGGGATTACCGCTTGAATAATATCCTTCCCAATATCCATCAGGTTTACCATTGATGTAATTTCCTCTATTACAAAGATTACCATTACTCCAATAGACTTCCCAATAGTCATGCTTTTGACCATTGGCATTTAATTGATTTTTATCTGTCAT